ATGGCAGGTGTTGAGTCCCGCGCCCGGGGCGAGTCGGCGGATGGTGGAGATGGGGCTGCCCGGCCCCTGACGGTGGACCAGCAGCGACTCTGTGAGCGGTGGCGCCCGCTGGCCCTGGCGTTGACGCTGAAGCGCCTGCACGTGGCTGGGCTTGCGCACCACGAGGACGAGGCCGCAGGGCTGGCTGCCGATGCTCTGGTGAGTGCCGCCCAGCGGTGGGTGCCCGCCGAGAGCCGATTCCCCTGGTACCTCCGGATGCGTGTCCAGGCGGTGATGTCGCGCTTCATCCACCGACACCCCGAGACGACGAGCCTGGACGAATTGCTCCCCGGCAGCGACCTGGACACCTTCGCCAGCAGGCTCTCGGCCGAGCGCGAGGAGGAGGGCGCCGCCAGCGATGCCCGGGATCTGTCGCGGCGGGCGGAGGCGGAGATTGTCGACCGGCTGGTCCAAGGGCGGGATGGGGATGTCGCCCGCCGTCAGGCACATGAGGCCTTCGAGACCTGGTGGGCATGCGCGATGGAGGGCCGCTCCGGCGCCGAGGTGGCCCGCGCGCATGGAGTCTCCCCGCAGGCCGTGGCGATGCGGCTGGCCCGCGTCCAGCGCGTCGTCGAGGCGTGGGCACGGGCGGTGCGTGGGGACACCCCGGCGAAAAACAGGCGCGGAGGACTCGCATCTGACCGAGCGGGAACAGCCGTTGGAAGGGACCCGAGTGCGCGTGCTGAAGGGCAACGCGCCGGCTGTGATGACCTCGCCTGTCACAGGCTGGCGGAGCATGGGCTCATTAGCTGAGGTGGCGAACCTGCCTACCGAGCACTTTCGGTCGGCACGTGGTCAGCGATGCGTCGTACTAGACGCGTCCTTCGCAACACCAAGAGCAGTCTCGGATGACGAACCCATTTCGGACGCCCCACCTGCGGAGTGCCTTCTTGTCGGCAAGGGCGAGCTTTCGATAGCCCCTCTCCGTGTACGCCTCGGGGCGACGTCGTGCCGGTCTGGCCCGCGGTCGAATGGTCCAACATCGAGCCTGATGAATCACGTAGTACTGGCGGTCGTGGCTCCTCGTGACGTTGGCCAAGTACCAGCCAGGATGCTTTGCGAGGAATCTTAGATAGTCGCTGCCGTTGTCGAGTTGCGTAGGCGTCATCGGCATTGGTGCCCCCTATGTGAAAAGGGAATGAACGAAGCATGCATGAGGGGCGGGATCCCCCAAATGGGACTTAAGGGTCACTTGCTAACCGTGCGGCGGCTCTCGACTCACTTATCCCACTGGCTGCCGGACGCCGTCCCCACCCGCCCCGACACTCGGCGGCGTGGCACGAAAGCCCCCCACCACCCCGCCTGACGCCCCGGAGCCGGACGACGGCACGGGCGATGCCTCGCGATCGCTGACGCCGAAGCAGGCGGCGTTTGTCCGGGAGTACCTCAAGGACAGCAATGGGAAGCAGGCCGCCATTCGCGCCGGGTACACCGAGCGCTCCGCCGAGGTGACGGCCTCGAAGTTGCTAAGGAATCCCAAGGTTTACGCAGCTGTCGAGGCAGGCCGCGCGGCCGTCGCTGAGCGCGCCGAGGTCGAGGCGTCCGACGTGCTGCGCGAACTGCTGCGCATCGGCATGGCGGACATGGCCGACATCGTCGACGAGTCCGGCGAGGTGCTGCCGCTGAAGCGCATGCCGCTGGCCGCCCGCCGGGCCATCTCCAGCGTGGAGGTGGAGGCCGTCTTCGCCGGGAAGGGCGAGGCGCGCGTCCAGGTCGGCACCATCACGAAGGTGAAGTTCTGGGACAAGCCCAAGGCACTGGAGCTGCTCGGCAAGCACCTGAAGCTCTTCGCCGAGAAGCTCGAGGTGACGGGCAAGGGGGGCGGCCCTGTCCAGGCGGAGGTGAAGGCCGAAGTGAAGGCTGAGGTGAAGCATGTCGAGCCCGACCCCGAGCGGATTGCCGCCATCGCAGGACTTCTCGCCCGACTGGGTGCGCTCCCTGCCGCTGGGGGAGCAGCTCCAGCTCGCCCGGCTGATGGAGCCCCGGATGAGTAGCTACGTGCCGCACCGGCCCCACGCGACGCAGGCGGCGTTCCTCCTGTTGGGGGCGGTGCGCGAGGTTCTCTTCGGCGGTGCGGCGGGTGGCGGGAAGTCCGACGCGCTCCTCATGGCCGCGCTCCAGTACGTGGACGTGGCCGGCTACGCGGCCGTCCTCTTCCGGCGCACGTACCAGGACCTGAACCAGCCGGACGCGCTGATTCCCCGCAGCAAGACGTGGCTGAAGGGGACGGACGCCCACTGGGACAATGAGCTGCACCAGTGGACGTTCCCCTCCGGGGCGCTGGTGAAGTTCGCCTACCTCCAGCACGCGGACGACGTCTTCAACTACCAGGGCGCGGCGTACCAGTTCATCGCCTTCGACGAGCTGACGCAGTTTACCCAGCCCATGTACGACTACCTGCACGGGCGCCTGCGCAAGCCGGAGGGGATGGACGTGCCGTTGCGGATGCGCGGCTCGGCGAACCCGGGCGGTGTGGGCCACGAGTGGGTGAAGGCCAAGTTCATCGACGTGAAGCCCAGCGGCGAGGTGGCCTTCGTCCCCTCGAAGCTGGAGGACAACCCCAGCCTCGACAAGGCGGAGTACGAGAAGAGCCTCGGTGCCATAGCCGACCCGGTGCTGCGCGCCCAGCTCCGCCACGGGGACTGGAAGGTCCGCCCGGCGGGGAAGCTGTTCCGGCGCGAGTGGTTCCAACTCGTGGACGAGGCGCCTGCGGGGCTGCGCTGGGTTCGCTACTGGGACCTGGCCGCCACGGAGGAGCGCCTCGGCGTGCGCGGCAAGCCGAAGAACGACCCGGACTGGACGGCCGGCGGCAAGGTTGCGGTGCGCAAGCTGAAGGACGGTGCGCAGGAACTGTGGGTGCGCGACGTGCGCCGCATCCGGGGCACTCCTCGCGAGGTGGAGACCTTCGTGAAGGCGACCGCCGAGGAGGATGGGAAGGCCGTGCCCATCTGGCTGGAGGAGGAGCCGGGCAGCAGCGGGAAGAACACCACTTTCAACTACGCCTCGCGCGTCCTCTTCGGATTCACCGTCCGCGGACACCGGAAGACGGGCAGCAAGGTGGAGATGTGGGGCCCCGTCAGCTCCCAGGCCCAGGCAGGCAACGTGTACCTGGTGCGCGGCGCCTGGAATGGCTGGTGGGTGGAGGAGGCCGTCGCTGCGCCGAACCCTGGAGTGCATGACGACGGGCTGGACGCTGTCGCGGGCGGCATGGCGGTCTCTGCCGTTCCCGACGCCACCTTCCGGGTGGGGAGCTACCGGTGAGCGTTGCGTGCGCCACGGCACCAGGTGCCGTCCTGTACGTGTCCGGCTCGTACCGCGTCTGGGTGCGGCACGCCGTGCTGGCGAAGGCCCAGCGCCTGGCCCGCGTGCGCGCCCCGCTGGAGACGGGCGGGCTGCTGCTGGGGCAGGTGGTGGACGGTGAGGCCCACGTGTTGGCGCTGACGGGCCCGGGAAGGCGCGCGCGTCGCAGCCGCCTGGGCTACGAGTCGGACGGGACGCGGGACACCTGGCTGGTGGCGCGCGTCCACCCGCAGCTGCGCTACCTGGGCGACTGGCACACCCACCCGGGCGGCCCCGCGGTGCTGTCCGCGACGGACGTGGCCTCCATTCGGGGGACGTTGACGCCGTCCCGGCCCGAGGTGCTGCACCTGCTGCTGGCGGGCCCGGCCGACATGGCGTCCCCTGTGGCCGCCGTCTTCACCATGGTGCGGGGCGAGGCGGGCGTCCGCCGCATGAAAGAGGGCCGCGAGTGATAGCCGCGCGCCGTCGTGCCTCCTCCACCTGGCGCCTGCGCGGGCGCGGGTTGCCCCGTGCCGCCCGGAGGGACTCCGCATGGGTGGTGCTGCGCTTTTACGCACACCTCGCTGACCGCGCGTCCCCGCGCCTGTCCCGGCTGTCCCTCCGGGCTTGGCAGTACGTCCACCTTCGCCGCACCGGCAACGCAGAGAGGGCCCGCTGAATGTCCGCCGACGTCAACACCCCGGGTAGTGCTTACAAGGCCATGCAGGACGACTGGACGTTGGTGCTGTCCCTCCTGGGCGGCACCAAGGCCATGCGCGCGGCTGGAAAGACGTACCTGCCCATGCACCCCAGCGAGTCGTCCGAGGCGTACCAGGACAGGCTGAAGCGCACCTTCCTCTTCAATTACTTCGAGGCCGTCCTCTCCACCCAGGCGGAGATGCCCTTCGCCAAGCCCGTGAAGCTGGGGGACGCGGCACCGGAGGAGCTGCGCGCGCTGGCGGACGACGTGGACAGCCTGGGCAACGACGTCACCGCCTGGGCCCGCGGTGTCTTCCGCGACGGGCTGGGCAAGGGGCTGACTCACTTCCTCGTGGACTACCCCCAGGTGGACAGCGAGCGGGTGAAGACGCTGGAGGACGAGCGCCGCGCGGGCGTGCGCCCCTACTTCGTCCATGTGCCCGCGGAGTCCCTCATTGCCGCGTACGCCGAGGTCGTGGACGGCAAGGAGGTGCTGACGCACGTCCGCATTCGCGAGTCCGACGTGCGCCAGGAAGGCTTCAGCGAAGTCGCTGTGGAGCGCGTGCGCGTCCTCGAGCCCGCGCAGTGGTGGCTGTACGAGAGGGAGGGGACGGGGGCATGGGAGCTAGTGGGCGAGGGCCCCAACGCACTCGGCTTCATTCCCCTCGTCACCTGGTACGCCGGCCCGCGGACGGGCTTCATGCAGGCGAAGCCGCCTCTCCTGGCCCTGGCTGAGAAGAACCTGGAGCACTGGCAGTCCAGCTCGGACCAGCGGAACATCCTCACCGTCGCGCGCTTCCCCATTCTGGCCGCCTCTGGTGTGGCCCAGGAGCAGACGGCGGGCGCGGGCGGCTCAGGGCGGGGGGACACGGAAGACGACGAGGTGGGGAGCGCCCCCTTCAAGCTGGGGCCGCACACGCTGCTCACCACCGTCAGCCCTCAGGGCAAGTTCTACTATGTCGAGCACGGCGGCGCGGCGATTGCGGCTGGCCGGGCGGACCTGGAGACGCTGAAGGAGGAAATGGCCGCCCTCGGCATGGAGCTGCTCGTCCGGCGCACCGGTACCACCACCGCCACCGAGAAAAGCATCAACGCCGGGCAGAGCCAGTCGAAGCTCCAGGCCATGGCCGAGTCCTTTGGCGATTCTCTGGAGCTCGGCTTCCACTACGCGGGGAAGTGGCAGCGGCTAGAGGTGCCGGACGACGCGCTGAAAGTGGCGGTGCACACCGACTTCGGCATCACCGAGGAAGACGCCGCCGGGCTGGAGCTGCTCTTCAAGGCGCGCGCGGCCCGGGAGATTTCGCGCCGGACGTTCCTCTCCGAGTACAAGCGCCGGGGCGTCCTCTCGGCGGACTTCGATGCGGACGTGAATGCTGACGAGCTGGAGTCCGAGGGGCCGGCGCTGGGCACGTTTGGGCGGGCATTCGCCGCCCGCTCAGATGGGCGGGGCGGCGCGGTGCCGGTGTTTGCTGGCGGGGTGGCTGCTGTTGAGTGACGTCCTGATTCGATAGGCCGTATGTGCTGGACATCCATCGTAGGGAGACCCGGTATGACACGGTGCGTCGCTGTCGCCGTGTGCGGGCGCCCTCGAATTCGTCAGGGCCGAAAAGGAGCAGTCGAACTACTAAGGGCCACGCTTCCCTTTGGGAATGTCTGCGAAAGTCTTAGGTCCAGCGCCCTGATCGTCAACTCTGGATGCAGTGAAGGTCCGCAAGTGATGCTGGCAATTGGTAAGCTGGTTCGTGTCCCCCTTTCCATCTTTCTCATGTCGATCTCGAGGTAGGGAATGAGTCGGGCACCGGCGGCCCTAAATGAAAGACCGTCACTGTCTGGTTTTTTTAGAAGTAACAATCTCCACTCTTGTTCTTCCTTGAATCCTGGATGCTTAAACCGAAGATACGCCTGAGCTAGGGTCAGTCGTAGATGGCGGTGGGCGAGTTCGAGATCGTCGTTACGCTCTGGCTCCCACCCTGCTTCTTGCCATGCCAAGACGAGTTCGCAAAACTTGTCAAGACACTGTCCGATGTAGTCTCGTTGCTCTTGGGCGTTGTATATGACTTTAATTAGGTTGCGGGACTTCATATCTCCATGTGCAGATGCCTCGAGATGTTGCGCCTGCATTCCTATGGAAAAGCCGACGCCGGATGAGCCGTACCCCCTCCATTGACTCAGGAGGTCGCCTTCCTCGCAAAAACAAGCAATATACGAGGAGATTGCCGATGATTTGGCGCCGAATATATCCGCAGATTTCCGGGCTCGCAGCAGTAGCTCGTTTACGGCAGGGGTTGGAGGGGATTTAAGCCGCTCGTCGATGGCCGTGCAAATGAGCGAATGGGCGTATGTTGCTTCAACCGAATCATTCAAGAAGCCGGTCTGGCTAAACCATAGTTTTTCTGTTTTTAGAATACCAAGCAGTCCGTCGGGCGTGGTGTAGTGAAACAGTATTTTTGGTGGGTTTTTGTCGAGCGCGTCGAAATCTGAGGTGAGAGACTGTTCGAGGTCGTCAGCCTCTTTGGCCGTATTGGGGTCTGGAGTCATAGCGAACCATTGTGCCACAAGCTGGAGTTGCTCTCCCACCGGCGCGCGTGAACTTGCCAGCCCAACGGTGGTCGGCACCAGCGTGGCGGCTCTTTAGGCTGCAGAGCCCTTGCTTCGAGTGTCGCTGTGATTCCCGCCTCTGCGAATTGGCTCTTGGCCCGAGTCGGAGAGTACCCAGGCTTCGGCGCTGGATTTCCATCCCGCCCTGCTGCAGTTGGCGCACGCGGTCAGCGCCGTTGTGCTCAGCACCTGCCTATGTGGCTCGCTGCAGTGTAGGCGTGAGCCCAGTTCGACACCCGGCTGAGACGGTAGCTGGCTCCTTCTCGTGCCAGAAAGACTCCGTGGATGCCTCCATGGTGCGCTCTGATTCCACGTCGGCACCGCGACGCCGGAGGACGGCGTTGCCGTGCCCATCGTGCTCGCGGCCTTTCCGGAACTGCCGGTGCCGGCACGCACCGCGCCTGCGCAGAACCTGGAGCTGGATGCCCTGGAGCGTGTTGCCCAGGACGCCGCTCGGCACGACGGCGGGTGGGAGCTGGAGACCGCGGAGCCGTCGCCCCACCTGGCCGAGGACCCGGCCTCGAGTGTTCACCTGCCGCTGGATTCCCGCGGAATGGCCCGCGTCGTCGCGGGTGAGCCCCAGGCCGCCTTCCGCCAGGTAGCCGTGCCGGTGGCGGCCGTGCCGGCCCGTTTGCGGCACTTGCTGGCCATCTAGCCCCGCGCGGTGCTGCTTCTTCTCAGGGAGCTACGCCTGTTGCGCGAGGAGAGGGACTGGGATCGCTAGGCCTCGACCGGGCACCAGGGCTCTATCGCAACTGTGCCGCCGCAGACGTGAGGAGGGCCTTGCGGTCCGCGTCCCTCTTTGCGCGTTCAATCGCGTCGTCGAGGATGTGGCTGAACGTCAGCATCACTGCGACCACGAGCGCATGGTCGATGGCGTCTTGCTTCGTGACATCCCCGCCGTTCGTGTGGACGGCGCCATTCCCAAGGCGTCCCAGGACTGACAGGTCTTCTAGGTCCAGATCTCGAATCCACCGAGGGGCATCTGCACCCTCTCGCTTCTTCTTCAGGTCTTCGATCTTCTGTCCGAGCATCCCCGTCGTGAACCCCAGGTGATGGAGGAGATGCTCAAGCGCGGAGCGGTACATCACGAGGGCAGCGCTGAAGGCTCCGACGCTCTGGGCGCGCGCTGCTTGATCCAGGTAGTACGCCACTCCTGTGGGCGTGTTGGGCGTAGAGATCCCGCCAAAGGTTGAGCGGAGAAGTGCAAACCTAGACCCATCGGGCCCCTTATAAATGACGGCAATGCAAATGTCGGAGCACTCGACACATTGCATGCTGTGCATTGAGGGCGTAAAGTGCTCAATTGTAGTTATGCGATGGGGAAAACTTCTGGCATACAGCCGTCTGACGCTCATTCGCATGGGCGCACGGCAGTTGTTGCAATAGAGGCGTTCGAGGGTGACCGCGCGTGGGGGCTTGGACTCCAATTGGTGATCGTTTTCAAGCGTAGAGATCGTCTGGACAAATGACACCAAATCTTCGAGTTCCGCCATTTCTCAATCCTCCGAGGGCAACAGCCTACTGACTCAACCGCCCGGGGAAAACTGACGAGAGCCGGCCAATTCCCCAGCGGGCGTCGGCGTCCTCTGTTGAACTCGGGCGCTTCTCGATGCCGGACGAGGTGCCTCCCGACGGGGAGACGTGGTTCCTCGCACTGGCCGTCGAGGTGCTGGCGCGCGACGGGGTGGTGGGCGTCCTGTCCTTCGCGGACCCGGAGGCGCGAGCCACAGCGATCGGCGAACTCGTGTTCCCCGGGCACGTGGGCACCATCTACCAGGCGCACAACGCGGTGTACCGGGGACGGGCGACGCCGCGCACGCTGCACCTACTGCCGGATGGGACGGTGTTCAGTGCCCGTGCCGCCCAGAAGGTGCGTGCGAGGGAGCAGGGGTGGCGGTACGCGGTGGCGCAGCTCGTGGAGTCCGGCGCCGAGGCGCCCGCCCCCGGCGAGGACCGGAGCGGCTGGCTTCGCGTGTGGCTGCCCCTGGCGACGCGTCGACAGCGCCACCAGGGGAATCACCGCTACTTCCAGGGACTCCCCCGGCTGCCGGTTGGTTGCTGTCGCCGTCGCTCCGGTATCCGAAGTGAGAAGAGGGGCGGCTGGTGTGAGCCAGTGCTTTGGGGAACTACACGGCGCAGGCGAACCGTCCCAGGTAGCAGCTGCACTCACTCTCCGTCCAGTCATCCCAACAGCAATCAAACTGCTGGCGCGGATGGGAGCAGAGCGCGTTCTGAAACAACGCGCACCGAGGACGCGCAGGTGAGCATGTGGGAGGGGGCGGCGGAGGCGGGCAGGCAATGGTGACGCCGTCGCACGTCACCCCCACGTAGTGGGTCGCGGAGCAGGTCGTCGTCGTGGCTGGGCAGCTGACCGTGCCGGTCTCGCAGGTGGCTGTGCATGCACTCAACTCCGCAGAGGCGTTGCCAAGCACATCACCCTCGGCGGCGACGTCGGCCGGTGCGCCACCGCACGCCACTGCGAGAACAGCGGCGCAGGCCAGCAACCACAGCTTCAAGCTCTTCATGGCAGACCTCCATTGTGAAGGTGTGCGAGCGGAGGACGACCGGGCTGACGGCATCCTCTGGGATTCGAGTCCTGCGGGCAACCTGGGCCGACCCAGCGGAGTAAGTCCCTCGTGCCCCGCCCGGACGGACGGTGTCCTCGGCGTGGGTGAGCCTTGGGGGCATGCGCTTCCGTGCAGCCGGTCAGCCTGGAGTCCCTGAAGTAGGGCGCCCGATGTGGAATGGCGCCACCGAATGCCAGTGCATGCGCGGAGGTGAGGCGTGAGCGACTGGTTCGAGCGCGGGCGTGCCGTCATCGCCACCGAATGCAGAGGCAGGCGCCTCGCCGTCCCAATCGCGGAGCGAGACCTGATGGCCGTCTTGCTGAGCTGCCGCCTGTGTCCGAGGTGCCGGCGCGGCTACCTGGGCAGGAGCGCACGGCTCAGAACTGTGTGCCCCAACCCGGAATGCGGAAAGCACCATGGACTCTGCATACAGGAGCGTCCCGCTCGCAGCGGGACTTCCTCGCGCAGCCGCGGCCCTTGGCGCAGTAGAGCCGACTGGGCCAACCTCGTTGCCGTCGAGGAGCCGTGGCTGGCCATCCCCTTCCGACTCGGTCCCGTGGTCGTCAACCCAGAGCCGGCCGACGGCACCCTCTACTTCTGGTGGAAGGCGCTGATGTGAGCGTCTACGTCGACGGGCTCGATACCCACCCACCGCCGAAGGATGCTGCCAGCCGTCGCGCGGGCGCGCGCCATGAGCACCGCTGGTGCCACCTCGTCTGCGACCCGGGCGAAGAGGTGGAGCTGCACACCTTCGCGGCTCGCATCGGCCTGAAGCGCGCGTGGTTCCAGTCCCCGCCCAAGGCGAGCAAGCCACACTACGACCTGACGCCCCCGCGCCGCGCGGCGGCGCTCGCGGCCGGGGCTGTGGAACTGGACCGCGAGGGGCTGCGCGCCTTCTTTGCTCGGTGGAGGGCGCTCCCGTGAGCGGCACCACCCGCACAGCCAACGAGGAAGTCCTCGAGCGCACGGTGGCGCACTCCGTCCAGGTGGAGCGCTACAAGGCGGGCCTCGTCCGCCGCGTGGTTGCAGTCCTCAACGAGTCCGAAGACGACCTGGAGGCGCAGCTCTCCGAGCGGCTGGAGCGAATCGCCGAGGCGGGCGGCTACGACGCGGGCCCTGCAGTCACCGAGCGCCTGGAGGAGATGTTGGCCCGCGTGGGTGGCGTGCGCGCCGAGGCGTACGGCACGGCGATGGGCCTCATGACGGAGGAACTGGGCGCCTTCGCGCTGCACGAGGCCAGGTGGCAGGCGGCGGTGCTGCAGGAGACGCTCATCGTCGAGCTGTCCGTGGCCATGCCCACCGCGGAGGTGCTGCACGCGGCCGCCTTCTCCCGCCCCTTTGACGGGCATGTCCTCCAGTCCTGGGTGGAGTCCATGGCTCCGGCCGACCTGGACCGGATGGGCGGCGTGGTGCGCATGGGCGTGGTGGAGGGGAAGACGACGCAGCAGATGGTGCGCGAAGTCGTCGGCTCCCGGGCGAAGTCCTACACGGACGGGGTGCTGGAAATCAGCCGGCGCAGCGCGGAGACGTTGGTGCGCACCGCCGTCAACCACGTCTCCACCCAGGCCCGCGAGGAAGTCCTCCAGGCGAACGCTGACATCGTGAAGTACGTGCGCATCGTCGCGACGCTGGATGGGCGCACGACGCTCGGCTGCATGGCGTTGGACGGGAAAACGTTCCCGGTGCGCGAGGGCAGGCGGCCTCCCTTTCACCCGGGCTGCCGGACCACCACCTCTCCCGTCATCGACGGGGTGCGGCTGGTGGGGGACAGGCCGACTGTCACTGACACTCGCACCCGGCGTCAGCGGGAAATCGACTTCCGAGCCGACGCGAAGGCCAAGGCTGGCGAGGTGCGCTGGAAAGGCATGTCCGAGGCGGAGCGGCGAGCGGCCATCGGCCGGCAGCGCGAGAAGTGGACGCGGGAGAACATCGGCGGGGTGCCCAAGGGGCTGTCCTACGAGGACTGGCTGCGGCGTCAGTCCACCGCCTTCCAGGACGAGGTGTTGGGGCCCACGCGCGGAAAGCTGTTCCGCGAGGGAGGGCTGGCGCTGGGGCGCTTCACCGACGCGAGCGGGAAGACGCTGACGCTGGAGCAGCTCCACCAGGTGGAAGCCGCCGCATTCAAGAAAGCGAAGTTGTAGCCGGCCCGCGTGGCCGAGGAGGAAGGACGTATGCCGTTTGACTGGGAGGCCGAGCTGGAGGCGCTGGACGAGGTGCCCGAGAAGTTCCGCGGGCTGTATGCGAAGGGGGAGGGCGGCAAGTTCGCCCTCGACGAGGACCTGGGGAAGCGCCTGGACACCTCCGGGCTCAACACCGCGCTGGAGAAGGAGCGCAAGGCGAAGAAGGAGCTCGCCGAGGCCCAGAAGGCGTGGACGAAGCTGGGGAAGAGCCCGGAGGAGGTGGAGAAGCTTCTCGGTGAGATGAAGGCGTCGCTGGCCGAGGCGCAGAAGGGCAAGGACGGCGCGGTCAACTTCGAGAAGTTGAAGACGGACCTGGAGGCCGGCCACGCAAAGACAGTCAGTGAGAAGGACGCGGAGGTGCAGCGCATGCGGGGTTCGCTGCATGAGCACCTCGTCGACGCGCAGGCCATCGCGGCGCTGTCTGAAGCGAAGGGAAGCGTCGACATGTTGTTGCCGCACGTCCAGCGACGTGTGAAAGTGTTTGAGGAAGGTGGGAAGTTCCTGGCCCGAGTTGTTGACTCCGAGGGGGATCCGAGGGGCAACGGCAAGGGCGGCTTCATGACGATGAAGGAACTCGTCGAGGAGCTCAGGAAGGACCCGGCCTTCGCCCGCGGCTTCGAGCCGTCGGGTGTCACCGGAAGCGGGATGCGACCGGGGGCCACAACGGGCGGGAAGCCCGGTGGTACCGAGAAGCTGGCGGCTCCGCAGCGTATCGCGGCGGCTCTGGCGTCTCGTCGCAGAGGGTAATTCTCGGTGCGCGGGATGCGGCCGGGGACAAGCCAGGCGGGATGCCCGGCCGCAACGCTCTCTGAACCCTGAGTCCACACGCATGTCCAAGGGCCTTTGAGGCTTTCCGCCCTTGGCGCGTCTTCAATCCCTCTCAGCGTTCCCTCTCACCGAGGAGGAGCGTCGCCCCATGGCTTCTATCTCTCTGGCGGAGTCCGCCAAGCTGTCCACTGATGACCTCGTCACGGGCGTCATCGAAACTGTCGTCACCACCGACAGGCTCTTCGAGCGCCTGCCCTTCGACCAGCTCGAGGGCAACTCCTTCACCTTCAACCGTGAGTCCGTGCTCGGCGACGTCCAGGTGCTGGGCGTGGGTGGCACCATCACTGCAAAGAACCCGGCCAGCGTGGAGCAGGACACCGCGACGCTGACGCGAATCATCGGCGATGCCGAGGTGGACGGCCTCATCCAGGCCACGCGCTCCAACGTCAACGACCAGGAGGGCTACCAGATTGTCTCGAAGGCGAAGTCCGCCGGCCGGAAGTTCCGCAACATGCTCATCAACGGGACGGGGCTGAGCGACGAGTTCCCCGGCCTGCTGGCGCAGGTCGCCTCCGGGCAGACCCTTGTGGCCGCGACGAATGGTGCCCTCTACGACGTCGCCTTCCTCGACGAGCTGATCACCAAGGTGAAGGCGAAGGATGGTGAGGTGGACTTCATCTCCATGGCGGAGGTGATGCTCAACCGGCACTACGCGTACCTGCGCAAGCTGGGTGGCGCGAGCATCGCCGAGGTCGTCACCCTCCCGAGTGGGAAGACGGTGCCGGCGTACCGCGGCATCCCCATCTTCGTGAACGACTACTTCCCCACGAACCAGACGCAGGGGACGGCGACGGACTGCACCAGCATCGCCGCGGGCTGCTTCGACGACGGCTCGCGCCGGGTGGGCATCGCCGGGCTGACAGCGCCGGGTGAGTCGGCCGGCATCCACATCAAGGAAGTGGGCGAGTCGAAGGACAGGGACGAGCGCATCACGCGCGTCGTCTGGTACTGCGGCGCAGCCGTCTTCAACGACTACGCCCTCGCGGTGGTGAAGGGCGTGCGGACGGCTCCGCTCCCTCAGTGAGGTGGTGACTTTCCCTGGCGGGAGGGCCCTTGGGCCTTCCTGCCTCCTCTCTTTTCTGCAGCAGCGGAGCGAGCATGGACGGCATTCGGATGATTCTGGTGGGGCCCAACGCAGGGAAGGACATCACCCTGCACGGCTTCGACTTCAAGGGCGGGACGCTGGTGCTCCCGCCGCGAGGGAGCGCGGCCGCTCAGCGCATCCTCACGCGGTACTACAGCGCGTACCCGGCGGGCAGCCTGGAGGGAGAGAAGGCCCAGGCCGACTGGGAGCGTTCACGCACGGGTGGAAGCGCTGACGTTGGCCAGTCCACGGGCCCGGTGGTGGGCGGCGCCCCGTCGATGGCCCAGGTGAAGGCGCTCACCGAGGCGCGCGCGGAGGTGGAGCAGCAACTGGACGCGGAGCGCGCCGAGACGGAGCGCCTGAAGGCGGAGCTGCGCACCGAGCGCGAGGCGAAGAAGGCAGCGGAGGCGAAGCTCGCCGAGGCGGCCAAGGCGAAGAAGGCAGCGGAGGCGAAGCTCGCCGAGGCGGCCAAGGCGCCGGCAGCCGCCGAGGAGCCTCCCGCGTCGAAGGCCAAGGGCAAGGCGGAGTAGCCCGTGCCCCTCGACGCGACGCCGGGCGGCCCTGCCGCCGACTCGTACTGCACCCTGGTGGAGGCGGACGCCTACCACTCTGCTCGCGCGCACAACGCCGCGTGGGAGGCCGCCACCGTGGAGGCGAAGGAGCGCCACCTGAAGTGGGCCACGAGTCTCTTGGACGCCCACTACCAGTACCTGGGCGCGCGCGTCAGCGACGCCCAGGCGCTGGCGTGGCCCCGGCGTGGCGTACGGCTGGACGGGGTGGACGTGTCGCCCCTCACGGTGCCGCTGCGCCTGCGTGGCGCGGTGGCGGAGTTCGCCTTCCGCCTCATGCCCGAGGACTGGACGGCAGGGCTGGGGCCCGTCGTGGACAGCGGCGTCCAGGTGGGCCCCCTGAAGACGACGGCCGAGACGCACGTGCCCATTCCGGCCCAGGTGGCGCAGATGCTGGCGCCGCTGGTGCGCACGCGGCCGGGCATTGGCTCCCTGCAGGTGGTGCGAGGGTGAGTGCCCAGGCGGACAGGCTGGTGCGCAAGTCCCTCGCCCTGCTGAAGAGGTACGGGGAGGAGGCGACGCTCACCCGGCGCACGGTGGGGGTGTACGACGTGGCCACCTCGGCGCCTTCGGTGGCGGTGGCCACCTACCCGGTGACGGTGCAGGTGCAGGCCGACAGCGGGCAGGACAGGGAGGGCGACTCGCTGGCGAAGGGCAGCACGGTGCGCGCCGCGCGCCGCAAGCTGCTGGTGGCGGCCGGCGGCCTGGCCGTGGTGCCGGCGCCAGGTGACGAGGTGGGCCCGCTGGAGGGCCGCACCTGGACTGTCCTGGCGACGGACCCGCCCGTCCAGCTTGGCGGGACGCCCATCCTCTACACGCTGCGGGTGGCCTCGACATGAGCACCGTCAGCCGCACGGACGCCAAGGTCCGCAAGGGCGCCAGCTTCTCCCGACAGGTGGCGGCCTTCGTGGGCGCGACGAACGAGAAGGCCAACGTCGTTGTGAGGAAGACGGCCCTCGGCCTGCTCGCCAACGTCGTGGAGGCGTCGCCGGTGGACACCGGGCGCTTCCGGGGCAACTGGCAGGTGGGCATCGGCGCGCGGCCCTCGGGCACAACGGAAGCCTCGGACAAGGACGGCAGCAGCGTCGTCACCGCCGCGGCGTCCCAGCTCGAGGACTCGAAGCTGGGCGACACGGTGTACGTCACCAACAACCTGCCGTACGCCCGACGGCTGGAGTTCGGCCACTCGGCCCAGGCCCCTCGCGGCATGGTGCGCGTCACCGTCGCCCGCCTGCGCGAAATCCTCGAGGGGGCGGTGGAAGACGCGAAGCAGGGTGGAGGGGGCGGTGGCACGTGAGCACCGTCCTCCTGGACATCACCCAGGCGCTGGAGGCGCGGGTGCTGGAGGTGCTGGGGCCGCAGCTGGGCCCCGGCAACCTGGCCTTCGCCAACGTCGACTTCACTCCGGTGGCGGGCACGGCCTGGGCCCGGGTGGACCACCTGCCGGCGCGCACCGGGCCGGGCAGCGCGGGCGTCGACGCGTTCACGCGCCGCCCTGGCGTCCTCCAGGTGTCCCTCTTCTTCCCCCTGGGCGCGGGCGCCGCGCCGGCCCTCGCTGCCGCCCAGGCGGTGTGTGACGGCTTCAAGCGGGGCACCACGCTGGCGCGCGGGGACACCACCGTCCGTGTCCAGTCCGTCTCCGTCGCCCCGGGCTTCCGGGACGAGCCGTGGTGGGCGGTGCCCGTCTCCGTTTGGTGGTTGGTGCACTCAATCGACTGAGCCGCCACGCGCGGCAGGAGGTACTCGAATGGCTTCTTCGGCTTCAGGGCAGCGCACCGCTGTGCGCTTCGTCGCGGAGGGCGACTACGGCGTCCCCGCCAGCACCACGTACCAGGCGCTCCGCTTCACGGGCACCTCCCTCAACCTCGGCAAGGAGACGTACCAGTCCAACGAGATTCGGGCGGACAGGCAGGTGGCCGACCTCCGCCACGGAATGCGCAGCGTGGCCGGGGACATCTCCTTCGAGCTCTCCCGCCTCACCTTCGACGAGCTGCTCGCGGCCACGCTGTCCGGCACCTGGGAGGCGGTGACGACGGGCGCGGTGTCGCTGGAGGCGGACGCGGACGATGAGTCCTACGTGCGCACCACCGGCAGCTTCCTCGCCGACGGCTTCCTCCCGGGGGACGAGGTGGCTGCCACCGGCTTCACCACGGCGGCCAACAACGGCCGCGCCAAGGTGGTGGCCGTCACCGCCCTGGCCCTCACCGTGGACAAGCTGCTCGCCGGGGACGCCGCCGCCGCGGGCCGCACCGTCGCGCTGGTGGGCCGGCGGTTGAAGTCCGGCACGGAGCTGAAGACGTTCAGCTTCGAGCGCGCCTTCACGGACATTGGCCAGTACATGCTGTACCGGGGCTGCGCCGTCAACGCGCTGAAGCTCTCCATCCAGCCCGGGGAAATCGTCACCGGCAGTGTCACGCTGCTGGGCAAGGACATGGTGCAGTCCACGGCCTCCCACGCCACCACCGTCACGCCGCCCGGCACCGGCAGTCCCTTCGATGCCTTCACCGGCACGTTGCTGGAGGGCGGGGTGGTGGTGGCCAACGTCACTGGCGTGGAGATGAACATCAGCAACGGCCGCAGCACCAAGGGAGTCGTCGGCCAGGCGTCGCCCACCGAAGTCCACGAGGGCGCCTTCACCGTCTCGGGCAGCCTCAGTGCGTACTTCCAGGACGCCACGCTCCTCAACCGCTTCATCGACGAGGAGGAGTCCAGCCTCGAGGTGCTGCTGAGGGACCACAACGGCGTGGACTTCCACCGGTTGTACCTGCCCCGCATCAAATACACGGGCGGGGACCTGGACAACCCGAAGGAAGGCCCCGTCGTCCTCTCGCTGCCCTTCACCGCGCTCCTCGACGCGCGCGCGGGCACCAGCTTCGTCTACCAGCGCAGCAACCCGTAGCCCTTCCCCGGCGCGGCCAGCCCGTGCGCGCTCATCCCTCGCAGTCCAGGAGTCTACCCATGTTCGACTTGTCCTCCATCCGCCACCGCGACAGCGCGGAAGTGGCCATCCACAACCCCCAAACCGGCGCCCCCACCGGAGTCGTAGTCGTCCTGGCGAGCGCGGACAGCCCCGTCGCCCGCGCGGCGGAGCGCGAGCTGCGGGAGCGCTCGCTGACGCGCCTCCAACTGGGCAACCGCAGCGCAGCCGCCACCGCCCGGGAAATCGAGTCCGACGCGGTGGACATGCTGGTGCGCCGCACGCTGGGCTGGAGCGGCTTCGTCGAGGGCGGCAAGCCCGTGCCCTTCTCGGCGGATGCGGCCCTCCGCCTCTACACCGAGCACCCCTGGCTGCGGCGGCAGGTGGACGACGCGCTGGGGGACCGCTCGCGTTTTTTCGAGGCCTCGGCGAGCAGCTCCTCGGCTACGCCCGACACCAGTTCCACCTGAGCAGGCCCGAGGGCGAGGGAGGTGCGTCGTTGCGCGCCCATCTCGAGCAGGTGGCCCTGGCCACCGGCAAGGCGCCCGAGGCGCTGGTGGCCGAGTACGAGCTGCCGGCGCCGCTCGCTCACGTCTGGGCCTGGTTCTGCGAGCTGGGCGGTGCTCGCGGGGCGGGGATGTACTCGCTCGCTCCCATCACCTTCCAGGACATCGAGGCCTGGGCCCGGCTCACCGGGCACCGGCCCTCACCCGCGGAGGTGGGACTGCTGCGCCAGCTCGACGACGTCTTCCGTGAGGAGCTGAACCCGAAGTGAAGAGGTACTCGTGGTGATGTGGCGACTACTGCTGGGCCGGGGCGGTCTGCTTGTTCTCAGCGGCCTTCCCCTTCTCGCCAGCGCGCTCCTGGCGCAGTTCGCTGACAGGCCTCGTCACCTCGATGCCCGTCTTCTCGTCCTTGAATCCGACACGCAACCAGCCTTCGTCTTCAAGCACCTCCCCAGAACCCTGGAAGATTGTCTCCACCTCCTTCTCCATGACAGCCCGGAGCTTTTCTGCGCGCTCCCCCGGAAACTCGCGGACCATGAGAAGGATGGTGTTGCGCTCTCCCGTCACGATGACGTCGCGCTGCCCCTTGGCCAGTTGCACGCGCGCGGCCTCCAACCGCGCGTCTGCTTCCGCCTCGGCGAGCGCAGCTACCCGCTGCGCGGCTGCGACAAACTTTGCTGTCTCGGCGCGGATCGCCTCCCGCTTCTTCTCTTCGTCAGCGCGAGAGTCGCAGGCGGCGAGCGTCAGGAGGAGGGCCACGAGAGCGGAGCGGAAGATCATGGAGCAGGAAACCAGCACATGGCGCATATCCAGGTCCACTGGTCACACATTCAGGTGTCTGGGGGCGATGACCAGTTGAAGCCTTTGAAGGAGGCCCACCGTGTCTGACCAGTTCGACCTGGCCACGCTGTCGGTGCGCATCGACACCTCGGATGCAGCTGCTGGAGTGCAGGGACTCAACGATCTGACGAAGGCATCCGAGAAAACGGAGGCAGCCACCAAAAAGGTGGAGACGGCCAGCGAGCAGTTCCAGCGCGAGATGGCGCGGATGCACAAGGAAGTGGAGGCCAACGTCAGGGCCTTCGAGGAGATGCGCAACAAGTTGAAGGATTTGGAGCGAGTGACCGCGCTCGCGAAGACCTTCGACGCAGCGGCGGAGGCGGCGAAGCGGTTTCAGAAGTCCATGGAAGACACGAAGGTGTTGGACACCTTCAACGAGAAGCTGAAGCTGCTGGAGGGCTCGGCGGGACGCCTCACGTCCGCGTTCGGTGATACGGGCACCATCCACCGGTTCATGAACGAGCTGAACAAGGCCTCGTCTGCCATGTCGAAGATGCAGGACGACATGCGCGCCGCGAAGTCCATCCAGGAGGTGGCGAAGGCCGCAGACCTTGCGAAGTCGCCGGTCGACCAGCTCACGAAGGGGCTCGGGGGGCTCGCCGGCAACCTCATGGGCATGGTGGCGGTAGGTGCGACGTTCCGCAGCGTCACCACCGAGGCGCTGGGTTTCTCGACTGCAATGGCTCAGGTGAGCACCCTGCTGGAGGACGACCAGCTCGGGATGATGGGGCAGCTCGCGGACAGCGCGAAGCGCCTGGGGGCGGAGTTCGGCCGAGGTCCCACCGACCAGGCCAAGGCGCTGTACGAAATCATGAGCGCTGGTGCGGCTGACGCGGCGAAGGCCACGGAGATGCTCGCCGTCGCCAACAAGCTCGCCATCGGCGGCGTGACGGATGTGAGCGTCGCGGCGGATGGCCTCACCAGCATCATGGCCAGTTACGGTAACCAGCTCCGGAGCGCCACCCAGGCTGCAGATGCCATGTTCATCTCGGCCGCCGACGGGAAGACGTCCATCGAGACCATCGCTCGGCATATAGGCAAGGTGGCGCCCATCGCGTCTCAGACGGGCGTGTCCCTCCAGGAACTGCTCGCGGCGAACGCGGCGCTCACGAAGGCCGGCATCAAGACCGAGACGGCCATGGAGGGTGTCCGGAGCATCCTGGCCCAGGTGGCCAAGCCCTCCAGTGAGGCGGCCATTCTTGCGAAGGAGCTGGGCATTGAGTTCAACACCGCGGGGCTGAAGTCCAAGGGGCTCTCGGGCTTCCTCCAGGACATGAAGGACAAGACCGGTGGCAGCACCGAGTTGCTCGCCGCGCTCGTCGGCGGAGTCGAGGCGCTACTCCCCGCGATGACCCTCTCGGGGACCGCCTCGGCGGACTTCGCGGCGTCGCTCCAGCACATGGAGACGTCGGCCGGGAAGACGGAGGCAGCCTTCCGAAAGATGGCGGAGACGCCGCAGATGAAGGTGGACCAGCTCCGCGCTCGGTTCGCCGCCCTGCGCATTGAGGTGGGCGAGGACCTGCTCGGCACCATCTCGCCCGCCATGGATGGCCTGCTGCGCAACTTCGATGAGGTGACGACGGCAGCACGCTACCTCGGGCAGGCGCTGGCGGTGATTGCCGCCGCGCGTGCGGTCTCCTGGGGCCAGGAGTGGACGAAGGCGCTGGCTGAGAAGGCCGCCGCCGCGAAGAAGGCGAGGGAGGCGGTCGTCGAGGCTGCGCTGACCGAGTCGCTCTACAAGCGCGTCCAGGGGGAGAGCCGGGCCGAGTCGTTGAAGAACGCGATGGCACAGCTCGAGAAGCGCCAAGCGACGCTCCAGGCCGCAGCAGCGGTTGAGATCTCGGTGACCGCCTCTCGCAAGGCGGCCATGGAGTCCAACCTGTTGGCGCAGGCGAAGGTGCGCGAGGCGATGGCCATCGAGGGTGCGACGTTCGCCACTCGGGCAGGCTCCGCCGCTCTCTCGGCCATAGGCGGTCCCATCGGCGTGGTCGTCATCGCCTTGGGCGCGGCGGTCACCGCGTTCGCTGAATTTGGACGGGCTGCGGAGGAGGCCCGGGAGAAGGCGAGGCAGCAGGCCCAGGAGTCCGCCGCCTCTATCGGGAGGGGGACCCAAATCGTAGTGGGACTCATGGACCAGACGAAGGCCACCAACGATCAGACCGAGGCATTGAAGCGCCTCGGCATCGCCAAGGCAGAGGTCGGTGCGCTGGGCGGCGACTACCAGAACCTGCTGACGAGCGAGGTCGACACCATAGAAGAGCTCGCCGGAGTCGTGCGGAAGGTCAGTGATCGTGACCTCAACGCAGCCCTGGCCGAGATTGCCCGGCTGACGGCAGAAATTACGAAGAAGCAAAGGGAAATCAAGGCGCTCAACTACCATGACATAGCGCGCGCCGGGAGAGGAGACCAGCGCTTCGCGGAGCTGAGAGACTTCCCCAATGACGTCTTCCAGCGGGACATCGAGAACAAGCTCGTCCCATTGGAGAAGGACCTCGGAATCCAGCAGCAGCGCTATGCAGACATCCAGAAGGCGATGATGTCGCTGGAGCAGGCCGCGAAGAAGGAAGCTGAGCTGGCGGACAAGGTCGCTGGCGCGCATGGCCGCGCGGGTGCTGCTGCCACACGCTCGGCTAGCGAGATGATCGAGGGGGCCCGGACGAAGGCTGAAGAGGCGAAGAAGGCCGCCACGTGGCTGGCGAAGCTCGAAGAGGACGTCCGAGCCATTGGCAAGACGAAGGCGGGCGCCCTCAACCAGACCGACGAGTACAAGGGGTTGACGGAGGAGCAGAAGAAGCTCGCGGACGTCGCCATCGCGAAGCTCCAGGACGCGGAGGCCACGAAGAAGCAGGCCCAGGCGCGCGATGAACTCGCGAAGAAGGCTGCGTCCTGGGTACAGCGCATCGAGGAAGAGGCGCGCGCGGTTGGAAAGGCGAAGGCGGAGGCGCTCAACCTCACCGACGAGTACAAGACTCTCACCGCCGCACAGCGGAAACAGGCCGACGTGGCCATCGCGAAGCTGCGAGAGGCAGAGGCCGCGAAGGAGCTCGCCAAGGCCGAGGAGAAGCGCGTTCAGGTGCTCCAGGAGCTGAACAGGGAACTCGGGGACCCGGCCAGCTCGAAGTACGCCGATGCGCAGAAGGCGCTCCGCGTGGAAGTGGACGCGGGCCGAATGGGACTGGCGCAGTACAACGCCCAGCTCGCCAAAGCGCGCACCCTGTGGACGACAGAGGGACGGGCGGAGGCACAGCTCGCGAAGGAGCTGGAGCAGCTCGAGAAGCAGCTCAACCCGCTGGCCGAGGCGCAGAAGCGCATGGAGGCCGTGCAGAAGCTCTTCGACGACCAGCGCATCAGCGCGGCGGCGTACCGGAAGGAAGTCGCGAAGCTCCAGGAGCAGTTCTCCACGGGCTTCGCGCTCGCCCAGGACGCCGTTACCAGCGCCGCCCAGCACATGGAGGACGCCTTCGTCGGCTTCGCCACCACCGGGCAGTTCAGCATCCGCTCCATGGTGGACGGCATGCTGAAGGACCTGGCACGCCTGCTGGCCCACAAGGCCTTCGTCGCGCTCGTGGACACAGCCACCGGGGCGCTGCTGGGCGCGACAACGAGCACCGCGGGCAACTCGGGCGGATCCACGGTGGGCGGTGCGGACCTGTCCGGCATGTTCGGCTCCATGCTGGGAGGGTCCGCAGGTGCTGGCGGAGCAGGGAAGCTGCGCATGGGGGCAGCGCCTCCCCAGGTGCCGAAGCTCTACGTGCCCAGCAAGGCGGACATCCTCCCTCCGGCGGGAGAGAGCGGAGGCGCGGCACCCATCACCCTCCACATCCACGTCCACCAGGACGGCACTGTGAAGTCCGAGGTGCAGTCTCCTGGAGGAAAGGCCGAGTCCGAGAAGCTGGCGCGTGGACTGGGCACGGTTGTTCTCAAGGTGCTGGTCGAGCAACTCCAGCCTGGTGGCGTCCTCTACAATGGCATCAGGAGGCAGCGGAACTGGCTGTAAAGTCTTGCAAGTCAGTCGGTCGCTTTTTTGATGTCAGGGCCGGGCGCGCCCTCCAGGACTACATGCTCGCTCAGTCGAGTCCGGAGTACGCGAACAGGCGGCGCGCCATGGTGGCCCAGCATGGGGATGCGACGCCATGAGGTCGGATCGCGTGGGCTGGCTGTGCTCAATTCAGCCCAACTAAAGAATGTCGGCCCGGATTGTGGAACAGTCGAGCGAGATGTCGACGTTCGGATCTGTCTTGAAAACGAACGGTTGGTTCACATTCCGTGCCATGCCAACGCAGAGCGGAATCTCTGTGTCCACCGTCAGGCGGGTCTGGGTGAACGTCCACGAATTGTCCCCGGCCTTCTCGGCCACCATGGCCGTCACCGCATTGCACGCACCCACGGGCTTGGGCTCGTTGATCCATTTGTTCTTGCCGACACGCTTTAGCGTCGCCTCGAATTGAGTTGAAATTATTCGGCAGGCCTTCGCCGCGTCCCCCACCTCGGTAAGAAAGTAGTCAAGCCTGCATGCATCATCGGGACAGCCGCACATCTTGGCTATCCGTTGGATGGCAAGGGCACGAGTGCGCTGACGTGCGGCGCTCCATTCCTCTGTCCCCGTCAGATAGCCATCACCGATGATGTTCCACTCAGAGCAGACCTCCTCAAGGAGTTTGTTAGGCTCATCGGGTTTCGACTGAAACTCGGCCTTCGCCGCCGCAACGGCCGCAGCGACCTCTTCCGGGCTCTTGCGATGAACGCGGATTTGAGTGAACCGACAGCGAACCGTCTGGAGGCTGCCGGTCCCCGTACAGTCCATCGTCAGCCACGCGTTCTCTGCCACCGCAGGGATGTTGACGAACAGGGGTGGCGCCTCCGGCTTGGGGGCGGCCGCATTCGACCGCGCCGCTAGCAGCGCGAGGACCAAGGCGATGAGATGTCGCATCCCACCAGACTCCCGCACTGTCCGTGTGGCGGTCAACGAGGTGTGACGTAGTCGCACATCCGGCAACCTAGCGGGTGTCCTAGGCATGTCAGACTTGACTGGTATGCGGGTACGGCCCGGAGGCATCTCCTCCGTCGGCTTCACCACACAACCCAGGACCGCTCATGACGAGTTGTAAGCCCGGCCTCGCCACGCTGTCGTTCACCTTCGACGACGGCACGCCCGTGCGGACCGTCACCGGACCCGACGGGGAGCCATGGGTCGTCGCGACTGACGTCTGTGCCGTGCTCGGACTCCAGAACCCGACCATGGCACTGAAGGGCCTCGACGCGGACGAGGTCGCGACCCTACGCAATGTTGAGGGTCGGGCCGGCAGAGGGGCACAGTCGTTCAACATCATCAGCGAGTCCGGGGTGTGGGCCCTCACCTTCAAGAGCCGGAAGCCCAATGCGAAACGCTTCCGGAAGTGGGTGACGAAGGACGTCATCCAGTCCATCCGCAAGACTGGCGCGTACATCGCCCCGATGGCGGCCATTCGGCAGGCCGTTGCCGAGCGCTTCCTTCGCGCTGGCCTGGCTAAGTGGTCGAAGCGCTTCCCGGATGCCTTCTACCAGGAGATTTTCCGGCTCAAGGGGTGGCCGTGGCAGGGGCCAGGGACGCCGCGCCCTGGAGTCATCGCCCACTACACCAACGACCTCGTCTACGAGCGCCTCGCGCCGGAGTTGCTCCGCATCCTCCAGGAGAGGAACCCCATCAACCTGGAGACGGGCCGCCGTGACGCCAAGCACCACCAGCACCTCTCGGACGACATCGGCGCTCCGGGGCTGGACAGGCACATCCACTCCGTCATCTGCATCATGAAGAGCGCCGCCTCGTGGGACGACTTGATCATACAGATGGACCGCATCCACCCGCGCTGGGCCCACAACCTCCAGCTCCCGCTGATGGATGACCTGCGTCTGTTGCCGCCCGACGCCACAGCATGAGGCGACTGCGCGCCCTACTTTTTCGACGTCGCCCGCGCTGCGAGCGCCTCGTCCAGGGGCGCCCGGCCGTGGCCAACCAGAAGGCCATGCCGGTGTCTCTCACCCGGTAGTGGTAGGCGACCCAGTTTGACCTCTCCCTCGGGCGGAGCACAGACTCCTCGCCGGGGAGTGAATGAATCCAGCCTACCTTTCGGTAGTTTCCTTGGCGGACTTGTTGGGGTGTGGTTCATGGAGACCCTTATCAGGTTCGTGGTGAAGCGTCCCTACTTGCCCGTCGTCATTGCATGGGCGGCGTCCATCCTCATCTCCATCTGGGGAAACGGTGGGATGAGGGTGCTCTCCGTTGTCATCTACAGCCTCGCGGCGCTCACACTGGGCACCATCCGAATCGTAGAGGAGAAGAAGCGGAGGGAAGCGGGAGCCCCACCGCCCACGACGGAGTGACTCACGGTGGATGTGTTGAACTATCCGCCACGGTCGACGCACGTGAATTTGGACAGCCGCTCGCCGTGGGAATAGACACTCACGGGCACGGCCATTCAGCTCATGCCTGCTCTCGCGAGGTTGCGCACCATGCGAATCCCAGAACGCTTCCTGCACTTCACAATGACTGCTGACGACACCGACGCTGTCGCTGCTCTGAAGCAACATCTGCCCGACAGCGACTTCAACGTGTCCGGCCATACGACGGTCCGCCCCGGGTGGTGGCAGCCGCTATGTCATGCGGACTGCACTGCCTGCGATTTGCGGAAGCAGTTGCACGACGCTCGCGGTGGTCACGACTACCGCGCGGGCGAGGTCTTGCCCCAGTGTGGCCACGGCAAGGACTTGGTGTTCGAGGAATGGCACGAGGGGCGAGTGCCAGCAATGGTCGATGGCAAGTAGCGCAGTGCGAAGAACTCCCCGGGCCGTACACACCGGGAAGGGGGCGGTGCCTCACGACAGGGGGGGCGTCGTGGGCGTCTTGTAGGGTGGCCTGCACGGGGCCTGGGAGGAAGCCTGCTGCAGGGCAAGGACACCGTCCGATGGACCAGCCTGTCTATGCTGTTGCCCCGTGCGTGCGTGGGAGGTTGTGGTTTCAAATAGCGGCGTGCTCTAACAACCTGCATGTCCGAGAAGAAGATCACGGCGCCCGGAGCATCCCCAGGTCAAATGTCGCCACATCCAGGCGACGATGCAGATGCCATTCGTGCCAAGGCCACTGCTGTCCTTGGAGAGCTGAGCCGGGCGGCAAAGGAGGCAGCAGCGTCCAATACGAAGCTCACTCGCGACAGCGTCCACGACGTCGCCAAAGGTTTTGATCTCGGTGTCCCGGACGATGTCTGGCGGTGGTCTGGCTTACTGGAGGCCGAGACCGACAGAGGTACGGCCCTGGTTGGAGCTGCGTTCCTCGAAGAGAAGCTAGGAAGTCTTCTGGGCGCCTTCATCATCGACGATGCGAAACTGGAGAAGGCACTCCTTGAGGGCACCGCGCCGCTGGGCACATTCTCTGCTCGCACGAAGGCATGTGAAGCGCTGGGCCTCCTGCGGCATGACACCTGCCGGCTAATCGACAGAGTAAGGAACATTCGCAACAAGTTCGCGCACGTGTCAAAGGACCTCACTTTCGAGTCGTTGGAGATTCGAGACAGCGCCTTGTCCTTGGGGGAGGGTATTCCTCAAGCTACGACGCCGCGGGTCGCATTCATCTGTGCGACGATGTTGCTGGCCGGGGAATTGGACCGCGCAACACTCGCCGCACGTGCCGCGCGGCGAGTGCGCCCTTCTGCGCCGTCGACCTTGTCGCCTGCCGGGCTCATTATCCAGGAGGTTGTCGGCCAATTCCTGGAGTGGGCGAGTGACGGGGACTCAGAGCCGCCGGAGGGCGGCAACACCTGAGCACCATGGCCTTCATGAGGCCACGGTCCGGCACATCTCCTGCTTTCTCCCAGGCCATGGACGAGATGGCTCGACGGGAGGCGCTCGTTCAGCGCCTCAGGGAAGTGGAGAGGGAACTGCAACGCGCGGTGGCGGAGCGGGACGGCAGTCCGGCTGCGAGGACGCGGTATGCACGCGCCCGTGCGGCGCACGCAGCGACGACGCGGGATGCCATCGCTGTTCTGCAAGAGGAGGCCTTCTCCGCTCTCCGTGTTGAGCGAAAGGATGGCATGATTTGCTCGCTCACGAACGCGCCAACGGCTTTCGGGCCAACGGAGAGAAAGGCTTGGTCGCATGGCACTTGGAAAAGAGTGGATGGAGTACCATCTGACGCCACGTGGATGGATGAAGGGTAGCTTTCAACTAGATGGGCAGGTGACAAGACCTCAGCCCACCCCGCCAGATAGGGTTGCAACCTATCGATACGACGAGAGTGTGAACGCGTCCATGACAGGGCTCGATAGGAGTACGCAGCTCACGTGGGAGTCCGCCGACAAGGAACTTCTCGGCAAGCTGCTCAAGTCGTTTGGCCCATGTCCCGAGTCGATGTAGCTGACGTGACCGCCTGGGGATCGCCGGACCACGTCCTTTCATGCGCTGACGATGTCCGGCATGGAGCGATTCCCCTTCACGCCGGACTACGGCGCCCAGCAGCAGACCCAGCCCCGCATCCTGAAGGCCCAGTTCGGTGACGGGTACGCCCAGCGCTCGGAGGACGGCATGCGTACCGTGCTCCCGCGCTGGGCTCTCCAGTTCAACGCCCGCCGGAAGAAGGAGGCCGACGCCATCGAGGCCTTTCTCCAGGCCCGGAAGGGAGTGGAGTCCTTCGAGTTCGTCGTGCCGTCCAGCGCGTGGGACGTCACCAACTCCCCGGTGGGCACCGGGGACGGCGCGCGCACGCAGTACCTCCTCGAGCGGCCCGTAGCGCCAGAGGTCCCCGACGAGAGGGTGCCCGCGACAGGCTGGACGGCGCCGCCGCAGGTGCACATGGACGGGGTGCTCCTGTCCGTCGGAGCGGACTACGTGCTCTCCAGCTCCGGACTCGTCACCTTCACCGCTGCCCCGGCGTCTGGTGCGGCGCTCACCTTCACCGGCAAGGGGGAGCGCGTGGCGCGCGTCGTCTGCGAGAGCTGGTCGTCCACGGTGAAGAGCTTCAATTCCCACGACGTCAGCGCGGAGTTCCAGGAGGTGGCGGGGTAGGGGTTGTTGCGCCATCAGCGTGCAATACCTCCCAGGTGGTATTCCACGCCCCAGGTGGGTGGTGGTTGCCTCTCTTACCTGTCGCGCCTCGGCGTGAGAGGGTCCGCGCCGGCCTGCGAGAGCAGCGCTCAACCCTTGGGGGAATGACATGCCTGTCCACTACGACCCGAACATCATCCAGACGCACGCCGAGGCCCTCTACGCGCAAGCGAAGGGACTTGTCGTGCGCGGTGGCCTCGCTGGCTTCGCCGTGGGAGCGCTCGTTGGATACGCTGTCGGTGGGAACAATGCGGGGCCCACCCTGGCCGTCGTTGGAGGGATTCTCCTGGCCATCATCGGCGTGGCCATGGCGAGAAGCCGCGCCTTCGCGCTCCAGCTCCAGGCGCAGTCGGCGCTGTGCAGTGTGGCCATCGAGGCGAACACGCGCCGGGCGGCCGATGCTGCCGTGGCTGCGGCTCGGCCAGCCGAGGTCGCGCAGCTCTCCCAGGTGGGGTGAGCGGACGACGTCCACGCTGAGGGCGAAGACAGGGGGCATGCACCACCGTGCCCCTGTTGCCGCCGCTCCGCTGCGCGTTAACGTTCCGCCCACAGGGCCTAGTCCCGGGGGCGCCCAGTGAGCGTCGCCGAGGACATCCAGAAGCTGGAGCCAGGCGCCCTGGTGGAGCTCTTCATCCTGGACGCGTCGTCCATCCCCGGAGGCGGCATCAGCCACTTCCACGCGGGGACCAACAGCTTGAACGGGCTCGTGGTGTGGCAGGGCGCCTCGTACCAGCCCTGGCCCGTGCAGGCCCGCGGCTTCGAGAAGTCGGGCACCGGGCGCCTTCCCCGGCCCACGCTCACCATGGCCAACCTCCAGGGCACGCTGGGCGCCCTCGCGCGGGACTGCAACGACTTGCTGGGCGCGCGCGTCATCCGCAAGCGCACCTTCGTCCGCTACCTGGACGCGGTGAACTTCCCTGGCGGCGCCAACCCCACGGCCAGCCCGTCGGAGGGCTTCCCGGACGACGAGTTCATGGTGGACGCGAAGACGACGGAGAACAAGCACCTCATCGAGTTCACCCTCGCGGCGCGGTGTGACTTGGAGGGCGTCCGCATTCCCCTGCGCGTCATCACCCAGATGTGCGGCTGGCAGTACCGGGGCGAGGGGTGTGGCTACGTCGGCCTGCCAGTGGCGAAGGCGGACGACACGCCGACGTCCAGCCCCACCGAGGACCGGTGCGGGAAGCGCCTCTCAAGTTGCAAGGCCCGCTTTGGGGAGACTGCGGTTCTACCCTACGGGGGGTTCCCGGGCGTTGGTCTGCTTCGATGAGCGACTTGGGATGTACCGAGTAAAAAAGGGCCTGCCCCACACATCGGAGCAGGCCCAGGCCAACCGACCCTGGAGTGAGTGGCTACGAGGTCATGACCTTCATGGATCGAGGCTGTCGACGCCGCGGCTGCCTCTTGCCCCGAAGGACGGGATGGTTGAGGGGGTAGTGGAAGCACCACGCCCTCCACAACATCGCCGCCATGACCACACCAACTCCAACTCCAATCACAACGATTCCCTGGCTCGCGGTAAGCGAGCTAAGGATTTCCAATAGTTTAAACATTTGTAACCCCTGCTAGGTTTGAGCCGGGGCACCGAGGAGGTTCAGAATGGGACCGCCAAGGTGCCCTTCACAACGACTGCGAGCTGCGACTGCGCCTGCTCGTGACTGGCGACCATTGCAGTGGTGCCCGTTACGATGTGTGTCAGGGTGTCCTTATGTGTGCCTCCTTGCAATCGTGTGCATGAGAACCCTCGAATTCTTTAAGGAAAGGCCATTTCATCATTCTGATTTCGGCCTTCTCTTGTGGAATGCAATCAATCTATATATTGTTCCTAGGGTCGAAGCCGGCGAGTCCATACTATTGTTCCTAGGGTCGAAGCCGGCGAGTCCATACAATAGATATAGCGAATTGAGAGTAGTCCCTAGACTGCACTAATTACATCGAGTCAGAATGGGACCGCCAAGGCGATCCTGAGGGGTGCCCACTTGCAGGTGGGCACCCCTTTCTTTTGGGGCGCCACGCAGCACAGCTAAGGTGTACCCCGGACAGCCGGTGGAATCAATCCGAGCCGGTACGTCTGTTGAAGGCCTCTTTGCTTTCCTGGCAAGGCGAGTAAATACAGGCAGTTGCGTGGCTTTGTCTGCTGTGCGTGCTTGTCGCTGAACATCGCAGCGCAATCACTCACCTGAATCTACACGATTCCTCAAAAGCCACAATCCTAGCGCCCGTGCCGGTGCCAAGCAGCCGCCCCTGAGTCCCGTACGGGCGTGGCTGCGGCGGCTCAAGGAACTGCACTCACCCTGGAGGTGATGTCTGGCATTCTCCTACGCGTCAATTTGGGGCGGACTTCGTCCTCGTCCTCGCGGACGTTGGTGGACGCGCGGCGCTTGAGTCGCGTGTCCAAGGGGCCCGTGATGTTGTCGGTTGGCATGTCCGACCTGTCGATCTTCCTCGTTTCCGCTGTGTTGGAGCATGCCCGCCAGGAGTTCCCCCGCGAGTCCTGCGGACTAATGGTGCTCGTCGAGGGAGGGCTGGTGTACCGGCCCTGCCGCAACCTCGCCGAGAGCCAGGCCCACTTCCACCTGGCGCCGGAGGACTTTGCGCGCGCCGAGGCCGAGGGGGAGGTGGTGGCCGTCGTCCACTCCCATCCCAACGCGTCCCCAGCGCCGAGCGAGGCGGACCGCGTCATGTGCGAGCGCTGGGGCCTGCCCTGGCTCATCGTCAACGTGCCGGTGGGGCACTGGCAGGTGCTGCACCCGAGCGGCTACCGGCCGCCCCTGGTGGGCCGGCCCTTCAGCCACGGTGTCCTCGACTGCTTCAGCCTCATCCGCGACTACTATCGCGAGACGCTGGGGCTGGAGCTCCGCGACTTCGAGCGCCCCGACGACTGGTGGGCCAAGGGCGGTAACCTCTACCTGGAGGGCTATGAGCAGGCGGGCTTCGTCGACGTGACGGGCGCCCCGCTGCGCGAGCACGACGTCCTTCTCATGCAACTTCGCTCGAAGGTGCCCAACCACGCGGGCGTGTACCTGGGCGCGGACGTCGTCCTCCACCACCTCCAGGCTTCGCTCTCCAAGAGGGAGACGTACAGCGGCTTCTGGGCAAAGGTGACTCGGAAGGTTGTGCGGCATCGCACCCTATGCTGACGACGGTGGTGCTCGGCGGCCCCCTGGGAGCTCGCTTCGGGCGGGAGTGGAAGCTGGAGCTGGGAGTGCCCTCGGCTGCGGAGGCGGTGCGAGCCCTTTGCGCGATATGCGAGGGCTTCGCGCGCTTCCTCGCGGAGAACAGCGCGCCCGGCTACCACGTCCTCGTCGGCGAGCGAGACGTCGGCGCCGAGGAGCTGGGCGTCGTCACGGGCGAGACGCGCATCACCATCCTCCCGGCGCTGGCCGGCGCGAAGCAGGCAGGAGTCCTCCAGGTGGTGCTGGGGGCGGTGCTCATCGCCGGCGGCGCGGTGCTCTCCGTCTACGACTACGGCGTGGTGGGCGGGCAGCTCATCGCCCTGGGCAGCAGTCTCATGGTGGGCGGCGCCGCGCAGCTCCTCTTCAAGCCGCCCTCGGCGACGGGTCCAGCCGAGAAGCCGGACACCCAGCCCTCGTACGTCTTCAACGGCCCCGTCAACACGCTCGCCCAGGGCCACCCGGTGCCGCTCTGCTACGGAGAAATGCTGGTGGGCAGCTGCGTGGTGTCCGCCGGCATCTCCACCGAGTGGAGCGCGGGCGGTGGCTTCGGTGGCTCCACGGGCAGTGGACAGCATGGCCCAGATGGCCAGGCGCCCGGGGGCGGAGGCTGCCCGGCGCCATGGGTGCCCATCCTCCTCTCGGACGGACGCGAGGTGCCTGCGGGTGAGGTCCGCGCGGGCGCGTGGGTGCGCACACAGGACGAGGTGACGCTGGAATGGGGCGACTACCCCGTCTCCTACGTCTCCACCCTGGAGGCGGAGCGCTGGCGACTGGTGCTCGACGACGGCCGCGAGCTCGTCGCCACCTACAACCACCGCGTGCGCACGGATGCCGCATGGGTGGAGCTGCGCCACCTCGACGCGGGCATGCGCCTCGTCGGCGAGCGCCCCGGCGTGGTGCGCCAGGTGGAGGCGGCTGGGCGTGGCCCGGTGGTGCGCATCACCGTGGCGGGCGCGCACACGTACCAGACGGTGGGCTTCCTCAGTCACAACTTGAAGAAAGAGGACCCGGAGGAGCCCCATGTCATTGAGGCGTGAGCGGGGCGAGCTTCGAGGCGCGGGCGGCGGGAGCGGAGGGAAGGGAGGGGGAGACGCTCAGCGCTCACCCGTTGAGTCCCCGGACACCTTGAAGTCCGCCGCCCACGCGCGCGTGCTGGACGTGCTGTGTGAGGGGGAGATTGAAGGGCTCGTCGGCGGGCTGAAGGGCATCTACCTGGACGGCGTACCGGTGCAGAGCCCGAATGACACGCCCAACTTCCGGGGTGTCACCGCGTACGACGTCTCTGGCACCCAGTCTCAGGAGTACATCCCCGGCTGGACCGCGGCCGAAGTGGAGCACGTCGTCAATGTCGAGGTGAAGCATCAGCTGCCGGCCATTCGCACCGTTAGCGACCCGGAGGTGGACGCGGTGCGAGTCACCGTGCAGGTGCCGCAGCTGACGTACCAGCACCCGGAGACGGGTGACTTGCAGCCGTTCACCATCGTCATTGCCATCGACGTGCAGAGCAACGGTGGCGGCTGGGTGGAGCAGGACCTGCAGGGCGCCCAGGTCATCCGCGGGAAGTGCACCAGCCCCTACGAGCGGACGTACCGCGTGGAGCTCACCGGCAGCGCGCCGTGGGACATCCGCGTGCGGCGCATCAGCCCGGACTCCGACACCATCGCGCTGCAGAACCGCACGCTCTGGAAGTCGTACGCGACGTTGTTGGATGAGAAGCTCAGCTTTCCGAACACCGCGCTCATCGCCCTCGAGGTGTCGGCCCGGCAGTTTGGCAGCGTGCCCACGCGCAGCTACCGGATTCGCGGGCTGAAGGTGCGCATCCCCTCCAACTACAACCCGGCGACGCGCGAGTACTCGGGCACGTGGGACGGCACCTTTCAGGTGGCGTGGACAGACAACCCGGCGTGGTGCCTGTACGACTTGCTGACGACGCGCCGCTACGGGCTGGGCAGGTACATGGACGAGGCCCACGTCGACAAGTGGGGCCTGTACACCGTGGCCCGCTACTGCGACGAGTTGGTGCCGGACGGCAAGGGCGGCATGGAGCCGCGATTCGCTTGCAACCTCTACCTGCAGACGCAGGCGGAGGCGTACCAGGTGGTGGGCAACCTCGCCTCGGTGTTTCGCGGCCTCGTCTACTGGGCCAGCGGCGCGGTGTACGTGGCCCAGGACGCGCCCCGGGACGCCGAGTATCTCTTCGCCCCGGCCAACGTGGTGGACGGGCTCTTCACGTACTCAGGCACCTCGCGGCGCGCGCGGCACACCGTGGCCCTGGTGACGTGGAACGACCCGACGAACCAGTACAAGGCCGCGGTGGAACACGTCCCGGACGAGGAGGGGATGCGCGACTACGGCTACAACCCCACGGACGTGGTGGCGTTGGGATGCACCTCGCGCGGCCAGGCGCAGCGGGTGGGCCGGTGGCTGCTGCACACCGAGAGGCTGGAGACGGAGACCGTCGTCTTCCGCACCGGTCTGGAGGGCGCGCTGCGCAACCCCGGGGCGGTCGTGAAGGTGGTGGACCCGACGCGCGCGGGCCGGCGCTGGGGCGGGCGCGTCGTGGAAGCCACCGCCTCTCGCGTGGAGCTGGACGCGGACATCACCCTCGAGGCTGGGCACACGTACACCCTCTCGGCGGTGCTGCCCAACGGCACGGTGGAGGAGCGGCCGGTGGCGGCCCTGCCGGCGGCGCCGTACCGGGCCCTCACGCTGGCCGCGCCTTTCTCCGCCGCGCCCGTGCCCCAGGCCGTCTGGGTGCTGGCGGCCAACGATTTGGTGCCCACCCTCTGGCGCGTGCTGTCCGTCGCCGAGGTGGAGCCGCACGTGTACGAGGTGACGGCGCTGGCGCACCACCCGGGCAAGTACGCCGCGGTGGAGAACGGCGTGCAGCTCCAGCCCCTGCCCACCTCCGTGTTGCCCTCGTCGTCCCCGCCCGAGGGGCTGGTGGTGGGGGAGGGCCTCTACAAGACGACCAACGGCGGGCTGAAGGTGTCCCTCAACGCCCGTTGGACGCAGCGGCCCGGCGCCGTCGCGTACGTGGTGCGCTGGCGGCTCTCCGAGGGCAACTGGAGCTCCGAGGAGCGCCTGCAGACGCACTTCTGGGAACTCTCGGACGTGGCGCCGGGCCCGTACCGCGTGCAGGTGGCGGCCGAGCTGGGCGGCTTCACCACCGCGTTCAGCGAGTCCGCGTACACGGTGCTGGGCAAGGCGGCCCCTCCCTCCGACGTGGCCGGCTTCCAGCACGTGCTCAACGGCAACACCGTCACGTTGAAGTGGGCGGAAATCCCGGACCTGGACCGCGACATGTACGAGGTGCGCCACGCTGGCTCGAGCTGGGAGACGGCGTCCCTCGTCACCAAGGTGCGCGCGACGTCCGTCGAGTGGGCCCTGCCGGCGCCAGGCGTCAACCAGGTGGTGTGGCTCAAGGCCATCGACACCACCGGCAACTACTCCTCCAACGCCGTCAGCCTCACCGTGGTGGCAGCGCCCACGGTGCCGGCCTCCATCACCATGACGGTGTCCTCCACGCCGCCGGCCTAGCGAGTCCCTCATGCGCTCACGCGAGCAGGAAATGCAGGGCGGCATCGTCGAGGACGGAGAGCCGGGCCAGCCGCGCCCGCGCGTCATCAAGCCGAAGTACCTCGACATTCGCTGGACGCACGAGGAGACGCTGCCCGCGCACCTGATGGAAGGCTTCCAGGTGGCCGTCTTCACCGGGGACGACCCGAACAACACGGACAACTATCTCGTGGAGCCCAAGCGCGTGGGGCCGACGGAGCGCCGCGTGGTGGTGACGCTGCGGGTGACGTCCACCACCAGTGCGAAGTGCGCCGTGCAGGCCCTCTACGCCAACGGCAACCAGGGAAGCTGGAGGGTGCTGGGCGGTGCCGTGGTGACGGACCCGGACACCCTCACCGTGGCGACGCAGACGCTGTCCAACGTGCCCGCCGGCAGCGTCAGCACCGCGCTGCTGAGTCCCGGGGCGGTGACGGCCGGGAAGGTGGCGCCGGGCGCCATCGCTACTCAGCACCTGCTCCTTCCACCCTCGGACAACCTGGTGCCCAACGGGTACTCAGAGGCAGGTGCAGCTGCCGTCGGGCTCTCTCCGGAAGGGGACTACCTCGTGGAGGAGCCGGCCAACGCGCGCGAGGGACGGTGGTGCAGGCGCGTGCCTCTCAACGCGATTGGGTACCGCACCTTCACGGCGACGAAGCGAGTCCCGTGCACCGCGGGGGACGAGTTCTACGCGGAGGCGTGGGTGAAGGCGTCCGTGCCGCTCTCGGGCAACTTCGGTGGCGGACTCCTGCTGCTGTGGGCGGACGCCTCGGGCAACTACGCGGGGCAATACACCGGCGTGGAGGTGGCCAACATCTCCACCACGTACCAGCGCGTGAAGGTGAAGGGGAAATGCCCACCGGGCTGCACGGGCGTGTTCCTCTACTGGGAGCTCAACGTCAACGCCGCGGACATCGGCAAGGCGGTGTACCTCGACGCCATCAGTCTTCGGCGGCAGGTGACGTTCGACATGCTGTCCGCCAACACCATGCAGACGTCCAACTACGCGGAGGACGGCAGCGGCGTCCCCGTCGCGGGCGCGAAGCTGGACAACGTTGGGACCGCCCTGAAGGTGGCCTCCGGCAATGTCATGGTGGGGCGCTACCCGATGGAGGCGCTCTTCTACAAGGGACTCGTGACGCTGGACGGCCCCGGCCCCGGCAATCGCTGCTTCTACCGGGGCAACAACCAGGGGGCGGTGCGCGGGGGCGCGCCCAACATAGACCGCGTGCGTGTGGAGTGCGCGGACAACATCACCACGTCCACCATGTCGTGGGCGACGTGGCAGCTCTTCCTCCAACCCCAGTCATTGGACGACAACTTCGACGCCATGCGGTACGCGCGCGTCGAACTGTGGGTGCGGCCAACGGCCGGGAGTGCCTACCGCCAGCAGGTGCTGCACGTCGCGCTCACCGACAGGGTGTACCAGGACGCCACGGAGTCCTCGGCCAACAACGAGGGCCGGGCCAGCTTCACGTACATGTTCGCGGGCTCGGTGTCCGGGCTCAGCACCACGACGACATCCGTCTGGTACCTCCTGGTGTCCGTCGTCAACGTGTACGGCCCTAGCGCGGCGAAGTGGTTCATCCCCGTCACCAGCCGCAACGCGCCCTTCGGCACCCAGTACAACTCGCCGGTGGGAGGAGGCGTTGACGGCGGCGGTGGTGGCGGCGGCAGCGACGGTGGGGGGTATTGCCCCGCGCCTTGGGAGCCCATCCTCATGGACGATGGGAGCGAGCTGCCGGCGGAGTTGGTGCGTCCCGGCATGCGCGTCCTCACGCAGCACGAGGCCACCCTGAAGCTGGACGCGTACCAGGTGGCTGCCGTGCAGCGGGCCCGCGCGCACCGGCACCGGCTGACGCTGGAGGACGGGCGCTCTGTCGTGGCTTCCAGCCTCCACCCGTTGTTCGTCGAGGGCACGGGGTGGACGGCGCTCTCCTCGCTGCGCCCGGGGGACACGCTGCTCGGCTCCCGGCCTGGCCGCGTCGTGGGCGTCGAGGCGGTGGGGGAGGGCGACGTCGTTCGCCTCACCGTCCACGGTGCCCGCACCTACAACGTGCAAGGCCTCTACAGCCACAACGCCAAGCCTCGCGAGTAGCCGGCCGCACGCGCCAGCCAGGAGCAGCCCATGTCACTGACGTCCGCAGAGGTGTACCAGCGAAACGCCGTCGAGTCCCGCAAGCGCGACGTGTCGTGCATGCTGGCCCGCGTGCGCGGAGAGCTCGACGCCGCAGGCGCGTCCGCGCGGCACTTCGCGGCCGTTGGACAGGGACTTCACGTGCGCCGCGCCGAGCTGGAGGGCGAGCTGCAGGCGCTGGCGGCCAGCGGAGTGGCCGGACTCACCGACGACTGGGGCAAATACAGCGCGCTCGAGCTGGCGGCCCAGGGGGAGCGCTACCCCGCGAAGGCGCTCACGTACGACTGGCTGGTGGTGCATCCGACGGCCACCTTCCTGGAGACGGCTGGAGAGCTGGAGCGCCTCATGCTGGAGGCTCGTACCGCGGTGGGCCGGCCCTGGCTGCTGTGGCGCGCTGACGGGCTGCTGCGCGAGTGGCAGGCCAACGCCGTCGCGCGCGGGCTCGTTGCCCCCAACACGTGGGAGGCGTTCCGGGACTACCTCCTGGCCATCGGCAAGGACGCTGCCCTCGGGGGCATGTTGTGAGAGGCGCTGCCGGGTTGGAGCGCTGACTCCCGGACATCCCTACTTCACGGGGTTTGTCTTGAATTGGCGCTCTTTCAGGGCGTTCAAATCTGGCCAGACTGGGAGTGTGATGTCCCCATGCCGGTCGCGCCCTACAGGAGTGTCCTGCCCGTCAAGACTGCGAATGGGTGGCCCCAGCCTGTGACGTGGCAGCCATGCCCGTTCTGCCGGAAGCCCGCTCACCCCATGGCAGCAGAGCCTGGGTCGCATCTCGGCAACTCCACGACGCTGTGCAACAACATCCTCGAGGGGGCTGGGGTCGAAACGCATCCCTGGTACACGGGGCCGTCCACCCTGGCAGCGCACCACCTCATCTGCTCTGAAGCGATGGAGCGTAGCGAGGACTGGGGCCGTGCCTGCTGGTACTTCGGCTACGACATCAACCGGCCACAGAACGGCGTGTTTCTGCCCATGGTGCCGGCTGTCGCGTGCGAGCTCCACGTTCCACTTCATGTCGGGAACCATCGCGCCGGACTGGGGTCGGAACCGGATTCACGCTACCCGGCCGCCGTGAAGAAGCTCCTGGAGGCGTACGTACGAGGAGTTGCGGATGGCAAGTACTGCCCAAACCCCGTGGACCTCACCGATGACCTCGATGAGGTGAGCGACGACATTCTTGGATTCATCGCCAGTGGCGACTGGACGCTTACCAGTGATGGTCGCGACTACCTCCCGGGAGGCGTCGGTTGCTCCGGGGTAACGAGCATCCGGAACAAGGCCCGCGTGCCGTGCCCCGAGAAGCGACGGCACGGGCATCGGCACCCAACGACGAAAAAGTTGCTCCCTCGACGGGTGCTTCGGGCGGGCAGCTAGCCATGCAGAGTGACTACTTCGTGCTCATGCGTGCGCTCTGTGCGCAGCACCCGCTTCTCTCGTGGGACCAGTCGGCCATGGACTTCCAGCGACGGGCATCGGTGTTGGTCGACGAGCCCATCAAGCTGTGTCTCGGGGACCCAGTGCCCGCCAATCTCATCATGGCGGACCATCACAGTCTCCCGGAGCCGGTGGTATCGAGCCGCATCAAGGCGGTGCTCGAGGATCTCAACCTCCATGGGGTTCAGTTCGTCCCAGCGGACGTCGAAGTGAAGGGCGACATACTGAGGTACTGGCTTGTTCACATGTGGAAGCGACTTCCATGCATGGACATGCAGCGCTCGGTCTACAAGTTCTCCAAGAGCGGGCATGTGATTCGCCGTCTCGACCATCTCGTTCTCGACGAGAAACTCCTTGGTGCCATCCCTCTCAAGGAGAGATTGGTGTTCGCCCTGGATGAGGCGGTCGTCTTCCTCTTCCATCGAGATGCCATGGATCGCGTGTTGGCCATGACGCCGCCACCTGAAGGGGTGCGTTTCGTTCCTGTCTCGGAGTGGAGCATCTCGTCCGAGTTCCGGTGACGCTGCTGTCGGCACCGACGGACGCGTCGGGCGAGGGTGTTCTTGGACTCGCTGTCGTCCGCGCGTCGCCGCGCGCTACCCTCCGGGTGTGACACTTCCCGGGGGGATTCCATGTTCTTCAAGAAGCGTGAGGAGCAGGCTGCGGCGTCGGCGGGGCGCACGGGGCGGCGCGCCGGACAGAGCGCGCGCGAGAAGCAGCAGGAGCTGGCGAATGCGGCGCCCATCAAGACGTTCTTCACGCGCCTGCTGAACATCCACACCGACGAGAGGGCATGGCGGCTCGGCGCGGACGGCGAAGAGCGCGTGGGCGACTCTCTGGACCAGCTCCGCAGTGCAGGCTGGCACGTCGAGCACGACGTGAAGGTGGGCGCGCGGGGCGCGAACGTGGACCACCTCGTCATCGGTCCCCCTGGCGTCTTCGTCATCAACACGAAGGCGGTGAGAGGGAAAGTGTGGGTCGCCGGCCCCAACCTCCACGTGAATCGCCGCCCAACGAACTTCGTGGAAAAGCAGGAGGACGAGGCTCAGCGCGTCCGGCAGTGTCTAGTTGAGGCGACTCGGCGGCGCTCCCTCTGGGTCCAGGGGCTCATCGTCTTCGTCAACCAGAGTCCCGTTGTGAAGGAGGCGCCTCGGCATGTGGCTGTGTTGCACATCTCCGACCTGCTTCCCGGGCTGTTGAGCCAGCCTATGAAGCTCGGTGCGGATGACTTGGAGGACCTCATGAGGGCGGCGCGGAGTGACGCGACTTGGGCTAAGTAGCGTACCCCGTGGCAATTACGCTTGAGTGTAGAAGCTGCACTCGGTTCGGTTGCTTGGACTACTGAATCTCAAATGCTCGTGGAAGGAAGGGGGAAACTCAGTCTGCACGAGGGAGTGGCGGAAGAAATCGATGAAGTTCGTCGCGCAATTCGTTGATGTTGTCCTTGCGATTGGTCGCCTCTTCCTCTGTCAGACCTCCCTTCTTCATGCGCTCGACGTCAATTTCGGAGATTGCCACGAGATATTTCTGTATAATCTTGCCTGTTTTTCGGTCGATGAGCCCAGCCTCTCGTAGTGCTACATCTTGAATTGAGAGGGCGGAGTCCATGGCGGCTTTTCCTAGGACTCTGATTTTGTCGCTCTCCTCGGCGTTTGTCCGGGCGGCGGCGATGAGCTGATCAACGTGGTATGCGTGCGAGGCAGCGGCGCTAAGCACTCGTGCGAACGCTTGCGCTCGAAGCTTTCCGAGTTCAAGCACCACAGATTGCTGACGACGGTAGCGCTCAAGTGCGCGGGCTGCGATGAATGCAATAGTGCCACCGGCAAGAGTGAGCAGGCCCTTGTCGATGACGAGCAGCACGATCTTCTCGTGGAATGGGTCCATTGAGGGTTCATAGCAGGATGTGGGACGGGCACTGTAGGCCGTGATGTGGCGACGGACGTTGTCCTCGTCCGCCCCGAGCATCCGACGGCATGTCCCCGGCCGCTCAGCGCAGCAGCATCCGCGAAGACCTCGCCCGCCTCGGCGAGAAGTGCGAGGCCATCGGCGAGCGCGCCGACGGTGCGGTGCGCGCGGCCCAGCAGTACGCCATGGACTTGCACCGCCTCATGGAGAGCGTCCGCGAGGACATCCGCGGCGTCGGCGAGCGGATGGCCACGGCCGAGCAGGTGCGCCGCCTCGAGGAGAAGGTGGGCCAGATGGACGAGCGTCTGGCCGACGTGGACCGGCGGGTGACCGAGCACAAGCCCGTTGTCGAGGCCATGCCCAAGCTGGCGGACCAGGTGGTGGCGCTCCAGAAGCGCGTCGACGAGCACGACACCGTGATGAAGGCCGTGCCTGACCTGGCCAAGCGCATGGCGGACGGAGAGCACCGGGCTTCGCGCATGAGCGGGGCCCTGTGGGTGGTGGGCGCCCTCGTTGCCTTGCTGGGTATGGCCGGGCTGCGCGAGCTCGCGGCCTGGTTCGTCCAGGTTGGTCCGCCCGCTGTGCACTTCGAGGAGCCCTCCGTTCCGCTCCGGAGGCGGAAGTGAAGGCGGGCTCACAGCCTGGCCCTTCGCCTCGTCTTGCTCTCAACCCGTCGTTCTAACCGCAGCATTCCGGAGCCTGAAATGTCCCCGAAGCTCACCCGTGACGAACTGCTCGCCCGCTTCCGTGAGCGGCTGGCTGAAGAGAAGCAGCGCGCGAAGAACGTGGACAACCTCCGCGAGAGCGTGGCCATCACCCTCCGCCACTTCATCCACCCCGAGGGCTACGCCGATGCCTTCGAGTTGATGAAGCTCGCGGCGGAGGCGGTGGGGGACTCTCTGACGCCGGACGGCATCTGGGAGCACGGGGCCAAGGGAGAGCTGTGGCTGGGGCGCGCGGCCGCGTTCCGTGCCGCACTGGCCCGCCCGGAGAGCCCCTCGCCGACGGACCCGCGACGGCCCGGGCACCTGGGCTTCACGGCCTACAACGGTGTGGTCGGGCCCCACGACGCGTGGAAGACGCCCAATGGGCTCGACGTCCCGGGCTGGGATGAGATTGGTCCGCTGACGCAAGCCCGGTGGGTGGCCGCGGCGGGCGCGGAGCGGGACGAGGCGCTCGAGCGGGCGGCGTCCCGGGCGGCGGGAGAACTCCGGGCCGCGGGCATTGGCGACATCGATGCGCTCGCGCGCGTGCAGGGAGCCATCCTCCAACAGCTCTCCCTCGTGGCGAGGGCTGTCGACGCCGGCTCGAAGGACTGATGCGCCGCCACTCCTGGAGCCCTCTCACAGGAGTTCCCAGTCCTCTCGCGACCACTGCCGTCGCCCGCTCAGCGCTTCCTCCACTCCTGGAGTCCCTCCATGTCCCAGCGCAACGCCTTCCTCGTCACCGTCCTCTCGCAGATGCACGCGCCCTACCGGTGGTGCGGCAAGGGTGAGCGCGACAGCACCACCGGCCAGCGCGTCTTCGACTGCTCAGGGCTCGTTACCTGGGCCTTCCATGAGGTGGGTGGGCCGGACTGGCGCGCCGACACCAACACCGACGCGCTGTGGACGCGGTGTGCCCCCGTGCCGGAAGTGGAGCTGCTTCCCGGCGACCTGGTGCTGTACCACCGCAAGGGCGACCCCACCGACGCGGAGCACGTCATGGTGCACGTGGGTGGGAGCGTGGTGGTGGGCGCCTCCGGAGGCGGGAGCACGACTCTCACCCTGGCCGACGCCGCCAAGGCCCGCGCGTTCGTGAAGTGCTTCGGCAACCTCGACTACCGCGCGCGGCGCATGGGCATCCGACGCCTGCCGTTTCGCCCGTGAGCGCCCTGGCGTGGCGCGTGGCTCTCACTTTCACCCCCGCAGTCCTCTCGCAGTCGCAAGGAGTCCCATCATGAAGAAACTGTTCATCTTCACCACTCTCGCGGCGGCCGTCCTCACCGCGCCCGTGGCTCTCGCCGACGCCGGAAGCACGGCCGGCAGTGTCGCTGGCGGCATCCTCGTCGGCATTCTCACCAACCCCGACGTGCTGGTGCTGGTTGCCGGCTTCGCCGTCGCTGGCGTCATCGCGCTGGCGCGCACCATCTGGAAGGACAAGGCCGAGGAGCGCCTGCGTACCTTCGGCAACGCCGTCAATATCGCCTACTACACCATCAACGACCTGGCGCTCCGCACGGAGAACAAGGTGGACGACAAGGTGGCCGAGGCGCTGCGCGTCTTCCGCGAGCACCTCGCGACGAAGGGCTACGTGCCCACCAGCTCAGAGGAGGCCCAGGCGAAGGCGGCCTGGACGGCCATGCACGGCGCGGAGCTGACCGCCGAGAAGATTGCGTCGCAGGGGGCTGGAGCCCTTGCGAACCAGGCCATCAATGCCGCGCTCAGCATGGGCGCCATCGGCAGCAAGGCCGCGCTGGAGCAGGTGGTGGCGGCGGTCCCTCAGACGCCCCGCGGCCCGTAGTCGCCGCGGGGCTCTCTCGGGTCCTCGCTGACGTGCCGGTGAGGACGGGCTACCTGGAGGCACAGGCTCGCGCGTCCACGCTGACGGGCGTCGCCGTTGGGTTGGAAGCGGGGCTGCGGCTCCGGGGCAACCTCGCCCTCTTCGGCGCCGCGCAGTGGACGTTGCGTGAGTCCTACGCTGGCGTAGGTGCGCGGCTCACCTTCGGGCTGTAGGGCTCGGCCCGCTCCATCCCAGGGCGGGCCAGTCTATAGGGCATATGGCCGGATGTAAGGCGGGGGAGCAGGCGCCCATCCTATAGGGGGCTCCTGAACGTCGCGACCCCCGGGGTTATCGCTCTTCACGTAGGAACTCAATTAAGAGGGACGCAGATGCGTGACATCGATGTCCGGCGAGCGCTCCAGCGCGACGTTCTCTCCATCCATGCGGGAGAGGTGGGGACGCTCGTCCTCAACGAACTGGGCCTCGAGCACGGCCTGGTGCGGGTGGATGTTGCTGTCATCAATGGCGCCATCCATGGGTACGAGCTCAAGAGCGACAAGGACACCTTGGACCGCCTTCCGGCGCAGGTCCGGGCCTACAGCGCCGCGCTCGACATGGCCACCCTTGTGGCTGGCGAGAGGCACCTCAAGGCAGCGCGAAAGATGGTCCCGCGATGGTGGGGGCTCTGCACCGCCATCATGGAAGACGGCGGTACCGTGCGCATCGAGGCACGGCGCGAGGCGAAGCAGAACCCAAAGCCCACGCCGCTCGCGATTGCTAATTTGCTGTGGCGAGAGGAGGCGCTGGACGTGCTGGAGCGGTTGGGGCACGCCACCGGCATTCGCAGCAAGCCGCGGAAGGTCCTCTATGCGAAGCTCGTTGAGGTGCTGAGTCTCGACGAGCTTCGGGATGTCGTCCGGGTCAGATTGAAATCCCGAACTGCTTGGCGACCTGACGCACTGCGAACGTGATGTGGTGGGACGTTCCGACCTTGCGCCACGTGGAAGCATTGCCAGTGCTCTCCTCGTTGCGAGCGCACTTGTAGATGAAGGAATCACCCCAGCTGAAGCCGCGGGCCGAATATGCAGCGTGCCGGACGATTTCGCGGCAGAGGTCGTGGTACTGCTCGTAGCCGTAGTGGGTGAGGCTACGGCCTCGGAAGATGAACCACTCGTTCTCCCCCGTGTACCGGACATTGGCGCTTCCGCTGAAGCCCGCAGATTCAGCCATGTCGGGATGCTGGACGGCGTAGTCCCCAAAGGTGGGAACTCGCTTCTTTCCGAGGGGACCCTTCAGGAGTTCATTCCAGACATACCACTCTACCCGGGGGATGGTCCCGAAGCCGGTAATTGTGCGAAGGCTTTCCGGGAAGGAGCCTCCGGCGAACGTGAATGTCCTCCACGCGCCCATCCCAGCGAGGTGGGACCCCGTCTGCCGAAGGGACCGGACAATGAGGCCTGTGTTGGAGGGAACCTCTCCGACATCCATCAACAAGTCGGCGTTGTCGATGGGGACCTTGAGCTTCCGGAGCAACTTGGTGACGTTGTCGACCACGTCCTCGTCGAATAGCTCGTCTGACATCAGCCGAATGCAGACGCCTCTTCCCTCCCGCGCCACTACATCGGCAACGGCTGCTTGGTAGGCCGCGTCCCGGTCCGGGCCGCAGACGGGAATACAGGCCAGGTCGTGTTCTGCGAACTCGCGGAAGAGGTGTTCCACGGGATGCTCGCCGCTCGGCATGCGAGCCGCTGCCTGGAGGTGGTGGAGGTCCACGAAGGCAGGCCTGCTAGGCCACGCACGCGCGAGTTGGGTGGGGACCTTCCGGAGATGGTTTGCCACGAGTTCAGGCGTCAACTCATCGTCGTCTTCGCCCAACGTAACAGGCACCACTTCGAGAACCGGGAAGGTCCTGTCCCGGATGTCGTCCTCCATCGTCTCCAATGCCAAGTATTCGCCCTGCTTCCACTTCAGGATTGGGACGTAGTGCGTATGGTCAAACAAGAATCCCCCACTGTCGGTTGACGCCCGCAAGACATCGCCTTGCGGAATTTCTATCAACTGGGTTCGCGGGTACCCTGGGGTGGGTAAGTGTTGTGTGGCAAACTCCGCGCCCATTGCCGAGTGGATTGGAAATCTCGACTGTCCCGAATTGCCGGGCATGGGACGACGGAGCCCTCCTGTCGTGGCGGTCGGGCCAAGCGCAGCTTCTGGTAGATTTGCCGGGGACGCTCGCGACTGGAGGAGACAGTGGCTCAGAAGAAGGGACTCGTTCGCGAAGGTGTTGAGGTAGCGATCGCTACCACTGCAAGCCAAATCGCTGGGCCGGCCGGGGCAGCAACGGCCCGATGGCTGATGAACACCTTGTTCGACCTGCGCCGCGATAGGTTTGACCGGCGGGCTGAGCAGTTCGTGAAGGAGTTCATGGGGTCGGGCTACCCTGACGAAACCGCGCAGATGGAACTGAAGGCGATGCTCGAAGGAGTTTCGCTCCCGGTGAAGGGAGTCATTCTCGATTCCATGCGCCAGTTGGAGGACGTGGTCTCCGACGAGGTCATTCCTGCGCTAGCCCTGCTGACGCGAGAGTATGCCCGTGCCGGCCGTCCAAAGGACCGCTTCTACGCATCTCTCGTCCGAGTTCTGCGCGACATAGAGGACGGCGAGTATGCCCCATTCCGGCGTCTCGTCGCTGCTGTTGTGAAGGCGGGACCCAACTCCACCTCCGGCAAGTTCCACATCTCAAAGATCGAAGACACCGAGAAGGAGCAGTTCTTTCTGAGCGCAACCCGTGGTGTTACGCATGCGTGGGAGGAGCCCTTTGGTGCCTTGATGCGGAGCGTGGTTGCGAATGAACTAGCAATGCCTGCTGTGGGGTTCGCGCTGCAAATCCACGAGAAGGACGGCTGGGTGGCCCAGCCCGAGCCCTGGTTGCGGATGGCTGAGTTGCTCAGGGTGGCGTGACCCTGGTAGGGCAGGGCAGCCCCCCGAGCCTGAGCGGGCTGCCCTGCCTCAAATGGCTAGTTCTCTCCTCCCCCACCACAACTTGGCAAGCAGCGTGCGGGGGAGAAGCAGCACTCCAGCCCTGCTGGGCAGCTGACAGTCTTTCCGCAGATGGCGGGCGCGTGATAGCCCTGCTCGACTTCATCGAGCTGAGCGTCTGACTCGTTCTCGATGCCTTCGTCGACGGGTCCACCACACCCAAACAACAGGCCAAGCGCCAACAGGCCACCAGTCGTGAGCAGCTTCATGGTCCCCTCCGTTGCAGTGGTAATGCGGTGGCAGACGCTAGCACTCAGCGTGCTGGCTGGGAATGTGGGGGCCCGGTGGCGCTCGACGGGGGTAGCCCGTCTGGCCCGCTCCTGAGCCCCGGGGCGGGCCGCCCAGTCTTGCGGTTCAGGTGTGCGGGGTATATTTCGTAAGCCCAGCTGCCTTCGCTGCGCCGAGGTAACGGCGGAAGCTGGCTTCGACGTCCCTGCGAGATGCGTCGTGAGCAGCATCAACGTCATTCTCGTTGCTGCTCACAAGCCGCTTGGCCTCCCTCTGATTCTTCTTTTCCTGGTCAATTCGCTCGAAGACATCCCATGCGGCAAGCAGGTCCTGTCGCGCTTGCCGCAGCGCGGGCTGCGGGTCTGGAGTAAGCATCGCCTCTGTTGCGCGTTGAAATTCTTTCGTCATCGTGCCCCCGTTGAGGTGAGGGGACAGGAGAGCGCACGCGGCGTGGCTGTGTCCACGCGAGGCTAGTCCGACCCGGGGCGCCTAGAATTCCCCGCCAGGATTTGTACCGGCTCGCGGTTTTTGTACCGGCCACGAGGATTTGTACTGGTGCCCAGAGCGGATTCGCGGGCCGGTTTGTTTACCGGCGCGCCCGGACCGATGTGCGGATCCCCATATCGGCCTACGCCACGCCCGCGACTCCGGTGGCCATGAGTCCGACGAGCTTCGGGCCACTGAGCTTGCGCAGCTTCGCCGCGGGGACGAGGGCGCACGCCTGGACGAAGGCTGCGTGGCGGAGCCCTGCCGGCACAGGCGCGTCCCACTCGAGCTTTCCGTACTCGGCGGTGATGCTCCTCGCGAGCGCGTAGAGCCCGTCGGCGAACGGTGCCTCACCGCTGACTCGCAGGGCGGCACAGAGTTCGTGGATGGCGCCAACCAGCACGCGCGGGTCCCCGAGGCAGACGTCAAGGGGCTCGTCGTACTGGCGCGGTGGGTGGAAGTGGAACGTCATAGGCACCGCGGCCTTGGGAGCCTTCTGTCTGGTGCTCATCGCGGGAGGCTCCTGGCTACGGCTGGGTGGACTCGGGGAGGAGGGGCAGTTGGGCCGCCGGCTGTGGCGCCGCTGGCAGGAGTCGCGCCGCACTCTCACATGGCGCTTCCCGGCCGTACCGGGCCGCTGCCCATTGCACGCCTGCTGAGGTGAAGCGCGCGTGAGTGAACGCGTGCCCATTCTTCTCCCCGAGCTTGACGACGAAGTAGCCCTTGTCCTGGTACTTGGCGAACGGCACCAGGTGCCTCCCCTCGTAGTACAGCACCCTGTCCCGGAGGAGATCGCGGACTAGGTCGTTCTGCCGCCGGTTGATGCCCTTCGCGACGCGGCGGACGCCGGCCGAGCCCTTCGCCTTGACGAAGCGCTCCAGGAACTCCATGGCCGGCCGCTGCTCCTCGATGACACGGCCTTGGGCTTCGAGCTGCTGGGCCTGCTGGGTGGCCACCTCGGAGAGCCGGAGCTTCTCCTTCTCGGCTACGACGAGCGCTTCGAGCGCATCGATGTAGCCAGAGGGGAGCGCTGGAGTCGCGGGGACGAGGCGCCCGTCGAGATAGTCCTCGAGTACCTTGTAGACCTTGAACTCGAACGGTGCCGAAATCCACGCGGCATACCGGAGGGCGACCGTTCGACAAGCATAGGTCCCTCGGTTCGGCCCGCCGTTGACCGCTTCGACGGGGGCAGTCTGCAAATTTGCAGACTGGACCTCTTCGATGAGGGCGCGGACCCCATCGTTCCGCAGGAAGTACGCCGGCTGGTGCCGGTCCTCGAGTCCTGCTGCCCGGTGCAGGTCGTTGAGGCTGTAGCGTCCGTGGGTGTCCTGTCGGACAACCACGGCGCCAATCGTGAGGGTCGGGGAGCGGGGGCAGTGGTTCACCAAGCGGACCTCCGGGGGAAAGGCACTTCACTCCGCCGGCTGCCCCCGTCGGAGTGAAGCGGCGCCGTGCGACGAGTCGCGGGCGTCTTATGGGGAAGAGGCGATGGGCAGCACCTCTTGCGGGAAGTCATACTCGCCAGGTCTGACATGGCAAGGGTCTGGGGCTCGAAAAGCGCAGGAGCCGGATTCACATCCACCAGCGTGTGAAAAAGGGGGGGCGCAACTCTCTTGGGCGCTCCCTCGTAAATAGAACTCAGGCGACACGCAGCGAACTCAGACGGACCGTGGCGACACTCCACGGACTCTGGCGGAGAGCAGCGGCCAGGAGGCGTCAGGGGTTGCCAGGAGCAGCCACCCCGCTACGTGAAGATCTACACGTAGCCACCACAACTCTTCACGGTCGGCGCGGCGGCGTGCCGCGTCCTACACCGGCCGCACCCAGCGCCATGCCCCGTGCTGGGCGATGTACACCCACTTCACCAGCGCCAGCTCATGCCCGTACCGCTGGCGGCGCAGGTGGCCGCGCACGGAAGTCTCCGACGGGATGAGCCCAGTGGCATGGGCGGCCGCTGGCACAGCTCCGGCCGCATCCCCGAGCGCACCGTCCAGGTAGACGTTGCTGACGGCGAGCCCCGCGGGGTTGTCACGCTGGCGCCCGGACTCCACGCGCAGGGGCGTCCCCTCCGCCTCGACGAGCAGCGCGTAGACGACGGAGAACCGCGCGGCTGCCCTCGCCCAGTCCTGCCACGGGCCGACGTTGCCGGGCTCTACGAGGTGTGAGTGGCTCTGCTTCGTGCCCTCGTCCAGCTCGCCGCCCGTCCAGGTGGGGCGCCACGTCGCAACGCGTGAGCCGCCCTCCAACGTGAGGCCCACCAGGAACGTCACCCCGTCGAGCTCGTACCCGCCGAGCGCGAAGGTGTCGCCGAACAGCGCCTCTCCAGCTTCGGGCCGGCGGACCTCGAGGAGCCACGGGGCCCGGAGCAGCCGCGGGCGCTCGTCGGGCACGGAATGGAGGTCCGTCTCGGCGATATGCCGTGCGGCTGCCGGGCGCACCTGGTGCACCGGCAGGGGCTTGGGCGACGCAACGCCCAAGGCGGCCATGTTGACCAGCTCATGGGCGCTCTCAACGACGTCCAGCCCCCAGGACTCAACGGCGGCCAGGGCGGCTGCGTCGCGGAGCGGCATGGAAGGCGCGAGGCCGAGACGAGCGTGGGCCGCCCGGGCCTTCGCCACGAGGGCGGAGAGGTGGAGATAGGATTTCGGCGTGGTGCTCATCGGCGCCTCCGAGCGAGGCCCAGCCATGCGGCCACGGCCTCTGGTGTCGTGCTCCACTCGCCTCGTTGGCCCGGCATGGCCTGCGCCTGCGTAAACGGCCAGTCCGCACCAACCAGCGCTGCCATGACGCGCTGAGCGGTCCGCTCGCTCACGTCGAGCAGGGCGGCCACCTCTAGCGTCGTCATCGGCCGCACCAGGAGGGACTGGAGGATTGCGCCTCCGAAGCCCTCCCTGGGTACTGCTTCACCTTCCGGCATCACTGCTCCTGGTGTGGTGGCTCGAAGATCACCTGCCGCGAGCGGGCGGCGTCAAGGATGGTGGAGTCCCGGGATTCGCTGCCGGACGCGCCGAAGGTAGGGGCATGAGTCGTCTGGCAGCCCAGCGCTCACGGCTCGAGCCTGTCCCCGCGAAACCTCGCGCTGATCGCGAACGCGCGCCACCGTCGCATGGCCGCGATGTTGCGCAGCTCCCACGCCGCCGGCGGACTCTTCGACCAGTCGCGCAGGGGCGGGAGGGCTAGATGGGCCGCAGCGTAGACCCGCTGGAATTCGGACACGACGGCGTTGTCTATGGCTCCGGCTTCGAGGGAAGGCGGCTCTAGGTTCCGGCGTCTCCGCTCCAGCGTGGCGCCGGCGGCATAGGTCTGGAGGAACTTGGCAGTATCGGCCAGGGCCGGGTCTACGTGCGGAGGCGGGGTCTTGTCGTCGCTCATGCTCTCCACTCCATCGCCCGAAGGCGTCACGGCGAGTGCTCAACGCCTCTCGGCATCACTGCTGAACGGGAAGACGCCAACCGCGCGGAAATCCCTCGCGGTGGCGTGTCGACTTCTCAGTCCAGTGAGAGGACTACTCGCGCCAGTCGCCGGCAGGTAGACCGGCAGCCTTCCGCGTCGCGGCAATTTCGGACTCGATGACGCGCGCGCGGTCGAAGTCCCTACGCTCCCGCGCGGCGCTGAAGTCCTCCAACAGCCCGCCCAGCTTGGCGTCGAGGTGCTGCGCCGCGATGGCCACGGCGTTGATTTCCTCGTGGTGGCGGCGCACGGCCGCCTTGACGGTAGCGGCCTCCGCGTCCGTCAGACCGATGATGCGCGCGGGAGGGTAGCCCGCAGCGTGGGTGAGCCCGTCCCGGTGCGAAGCGGCGGGGAGCGGCCACCCTACCGTGTTGCCCACGGCGAGCTGCTTGCCGTCGAGGTAGGCGACCGGCACAACGGTGCCCGTGCGGTCTTCGACTGTGACGCGGAATGGCGTCCCGTCCTTCGCCGTCCGCTCCAGCACCGTCTCAAGCACTCGGTCCATGACAACCCCCCGTGGCGGCGCCGCGTGATGCAGCGTCGATGATGGGAGAGTAGCCACCTCCTTAATGGGCGTCAATAGATGACGACCATTATTCCTCTCACCCCTGGGTGGTATGGCGTCAGGGCTCCAGCCCCAGCTTGCGGTTGCTTCGCGTGCGCGCCACAGGTGTCGCCGCGAGAGACAGGGGAGACAGCCTGCCGTTGGCGGCTCGCCGGTAGAGGCGCGGCGTCGGGTCCAGACAGTCAAACCCGTGGGCGAGACAGGCGAGGACACCGTGGAGCGGGCGGCGTACGAGGTCGCCTACGTCGGGAGTGAGAGGCAATCCACATCCTGGGCAGCGGAGCAGTGTCGTCATGTCCATAGAGACTCCTGGCGCGCTGATTGTTACCTCGCCGCCTCGCGCCAGCGCTCCTCCGGCGGCCAACGTGTTCGAGCAGCGGGGGACGCCGGCACGAGTCGGCCGTTGCGGCCGGGCCGGTAGAGGCGCTCCCCGCCGTCGTGCGGTCGATGGCTGGCCCTGTTGCGGCACGTGAGCAGGTCGGGCCCCTGCACTGCGGCCAGCTCGTAGGGCTGCAGGACCTCGCCACAGCCTGGGCATCGGAGCGTTGTCTTGGCGTCCATGCACTGGAGGACGCCAATCCCGGAGAAATCCCTCGCGGCCTACGCGCTCGCGGGCGGCACGCGGGGCGGGGTGGCCGCGTCCTCACTGGCCCGGACGAGGTAGCCGATGAGCATCAGCGAGGCTACCCGGTCGAGCACCGCCTCTTTGACGTCCTCGGGAAGCATGGGCGCCAGCTCCGTGAGGATGCTGCTCGTGTACTCCTCGAACACGGCAGGCAGCGCGGCGCCCGCGAGGCGCTCTACGAGGGCATCAGCAGCCCACTCAGGCATGGCTTGGAAACGGGCCAGGAACTCGTCGGCGTGGTGAACGCGCTCGGCGTCGGTCATGGCCCGGAGGCTACATGAGTCCGTCAGCGACGCAGCCCGGGGAAGAGGGGGCCGGATCCAAACTCGGGCATGGTGGCCAGGCGCTGGATGGCCACCGTCAGCAGCCCGAGTGCCTGAAGGCGCGACAGCCCGCCGACGTCATCCCACGCGGTGAGCCCCAGTCCCTGGGGCGGAGGGGACATGTTGCGCCGGGCCGCCGCACAGGCGTCCGTCCACGCGCGGTGTAGCAGCGCCTCGGAGGGTAACGGCCCGTGCGGGAAGGGGTTGTCCAGGCGTGCCGGCGGCGCGTCGTAGCGGACGTCGTCGAGGAGCTTGTCCATCTCCGCGCTCACCTTGGCCGCCAGTGTTTCGGTGCTGTTGGACAAGATGCGCCGGGAGCGCGCGACGAAGCGCAAGGCGGACGAGAGGTCCGGGTCTCCAGCGGCGACACGAGCGAGGACCATCTCCAGCGCCTTGGTGAGGGTGTGCCGCAGCATCATGGGCGGTCCCTCCACCGCAGGTCGCCCAGGCGACCGTACCCGTGCCTCTCGCACGCCCACGTGAAGAGTTGCTGGAGAGCTGCGAAGAGGTCAGCGGGCGCGGGGAACCGCCGCTTGCCCCGCTCCAGCTCGCCGAGCACCGTCGCGTTGACGCCCCAGCCGGTGGCCACGTCGCGCAGGGACAGTCCCAACTCGACACGGCAAGCGCGGAACACCTGACCGTGCCTCTCGCGCTCGGCGCGCGCCCGTGCGGCGCGGAGCTCGGCGGCGTGCCCCTTGCCCGCGGGTGGCATGGGCGGACACCTCTCCAGGAGCAGCCGGTACCGCCAGCATGAAGGTGTTTGGCTCATGGGTGGGCGTCCTCCGGGTGGGCATGGGCTGGAGTGCCTGCGGATGCGTACCAGCAGCTTCCTTGCCCATCCCCGCGAAGGGTGACGGGCACCTGGTGGACGAGCGGAGCGACAGCGGTGCCGGCCACGCACGTCACCCGGTAGAGCAGCGTCCGGCCCGCGGCGTCCTGACCGGCCGCGCCAATCAGCTCCCTCATGTCGTGCTGCTTCCCGTCCGCGAGCAGCGCGCGGACACGGGCGACGGCCTCCTTGAGGCTGCTGGGCCCAGTGCTGGGGGGCAGCGAAGGCGGGGGCGTGGCGGGCTTCGGTTCCGGTTGCGACCTGTCGATTGAGCGCACAGGCCGGGGTGGCGGCTCGCCGAAGAGCCCCAACTGCTCGACGACGCCCATGGGGGCCACGGGACTGTCGTCGGCTCGCAGCTCCTGGCGGGGAGGTGGAGTCGCGGGGGCGGAGGGCATGGGGGCCTCCGTAGGCTCCGGCTGCCAAACGGGGAGGGCGGCGGGCACGGTGTACAGCTCCGGGCGCCAGACGCCGTCCCGGGCCAGACGCACGCGCTCGCGCAGCTCAGGCACAAGCTCGCGGTCCACGCGCGAGAGGCGCGGAGCTGGCGCAGCCGTCAGCGGCTCGAACATCATCACATCCTCGAGCCACCATGCGACGGTGCCCCGGCACGGAGCGCCCCGGTGCCACCACCACGGGTCGGAGGTGCACCGGGAGTCGTTGCCTACGGTGGAGACTTCCGCCAGGCGCGCCATCGCCACGTACGCGCCAGCGGGTAGGACGTCTCCGGCAGGCGCCTCCAGGTCGTGCGCCTTGCGCAGCCACGCCACCCCGGCAGTGTCGTAGTCGCGGGTGGCGTAGATTGCGAGCCAGCACCCCAACACCTCCGGAGGCGGGTGGAGGGGGTGACGTCGCTCGGGCACGCCTTGGCGCGCGGGCTCCACGTCGTGGACGAAGACGCTCCACATCCCGTGGTGCGTGAGGGCCCACGTCCATGGGCGCGCGAGGGGAAGGTGGAACACCTCGGTGCCGGCGTGCGTGTAGCGGTAGGCTCCGGCCAATGGGATGGCATTCATGGTCGGAAGTTCCCCAGGCACTCACGGCCCGGTGCGTGGCTTGGATGCCAAGTCGCGAGTGCCCCACCGATGTGGCATTCGGCGACGCCCAATACGGTGCGCATTAACTTGGTGCTCCCATGAAGTGCCAAATGCCCCATGACCCGCTCGGAACGAAAAATTTCCCCAACACCTTGCGTGTCGTTTTGGCTGCGTTACCTGGAAGGGACGCGGCCACTCTACGAGTCCATTCGTGGCCTAATACGAGGTGTGGCCATCTATGCGTGCGCTGACTCCACAGGAGTTGTGGTTGCAGTGGGTGCGGTCTGAATTGACGCGCCTTCGGGCAGGACAACGGGTGACAGCTCCGTGGGGACTGCCTCATCCTCGTCATGCGGGCTTCGAGATTCCTCCATTGGCAGAGCCGGATGGGCAGGTCGAAGACTGGGTCCTGTCGCTCAATGACGGGAGCCGGATCCATCTTCACAAGCAGCCAGATGGGCAGTTCATCGCGCATCGAGATGTCACAGACCCCAAGGGCGGTTTGCTTCCGGCACTTTGGCATTGGATGACCGAGTCCAAATCTGGGAAGGCTTTCTTGGTGATTGGGGCCATCGCCCTGGTCGCCAGCACTGTCAAACGGGCGAAGTAGAAGGCTGAAAGCCTTGATGGTGTGTCGCCATGAGGAGGCGCGGGCGGCCTGTGCAGCACCGCCCGCGCTTGAGTCGGAGGAGACGTCAGTCTGCCTTCGAGGCGCGGGCCGCAATCTCTTTGGCCGCCGCCTCACAGGCTCCGAGAGCGGCCGGGCCTGCCTTGCCCGGAGCGTCGCAGGCCGAAGAGCACACCGACGCGTCGCCGTGCACGGACAACCGGTCGAGGCAGGCGTCGCATGAGTCGACCGCCGCGGTGAACTCCGTGCGGAGCGCGCCGCACTTCGCTCCGGCTGCCGTCGAGCACTCGCTCACCAGCAGCCCCAACAGCACCACCAGGGTCGCCCTCACAGCGCGCACTCCACGCCCTGGCACTCTCGGCGGAGGAAGAGGCGCGGGTTCAGAATCGGCACGGACGTGCTGCCGGCCTGGAGTGCTGTCCCCGCGCGGGCTGGGAGTGACTGCACCGCGTCCTCGATTGCGCCCACCAAGCTCCCCAGCGCGTGCAGGAGCTCTTCATCGCGCACTAATTCGGAGCGGGAGGGACGAGACTTCGCCAGCTCCTCCATGTACCGCCGGCCGAGATTCGGACCCCTGGTGCCGCCGTTGTCGTCCTTGGGGTCCTGACATTCCTCGTCAGCGCGTTTCTGCGCGCGCTTGGCTGCGCCGGCCACCCATGCTGGGTCCTGGCGCCCCTGCGCGGAGGCGCGGGCGCGGAGCACGTCCCTCGTCTCCAGTGCGAGTTCCGCGAGCTTCGTCCAGAGGATGCAACGTGCCCCCTGAACGTCGAGAGGTTTCCCGACGCGCTTCTCCACGTCCTCGTTCGCGGCCAGGAGTTGGGTGTATCGAATCGCGCCCTGCCTCCACTCCCGATAGAAAATCTGGCTCTCGCGGGGGATGCCGAGGGTTTCCGCGTTGGATGTCGCCAACGAACCGATGTTGAGCGTGCCTGCCTGCGCAATAGAGGAGAGCGCGAGCAGGAGAACAGCGAGGAACCTCTTCATAGGGACAACTCCTGGGACTGCGAGCCGGGCCGAGTCCGCGGGCCGGAGTCGAACCGGACCGTCCTGGTGTCTTCGCGTGGTGCCGTCGCGGTGAAGGAATGGGGGAAAGATGCGGCGCCGGGCGGGGAGGGGGGAACCCCGCCCGGCTACCGCTGGCGCGCTGCTCGCACGCCGTGAAAGGCCGCCCGGCCCAATGCCGGACGGGTGTGAAGACGAGCGAGATGATCGGCCCAGGGCGAGTCCGGTGAGGGTCTGCGTACTGGTTCACGCTCGTCTTCACGAAGAGGCCCCGCCCAACGGACGCGGGGGCGCGCGGAGTCCCGGGCCGAGGACTCGACGCGCGCGTGGCTCAGTCGTCCTGGCCGGGCTCGCGCGGCGCCCGCGTGCTGTCGCGGAAGGCGAACTCGGCTTCGAGCACCTGGAGGTTCTCGCGCATGGCCTTGGCCCAGCGTGCGCGGGGCTGCTCCATCAGCTTCTCGTTGGCGAGGTTGATGGTGTCGGTCAGCTCCTCGTCCGACAGCTCGCCGACGAGCGTTCCCTTGCACGGGCCGAAGGCCACGACGGCGGCTGAGTTCCTGGGCATAGGCGGAGCGGCCTGGGACGCTGGCTTCGGCGTCGCAGGAGCAGAGGGCTGCCGGGACTCCGCGTGCTCCTTCGCCTTCGCGTCTAAGCCTGCCGATGCCACCTCCGCAGCTTCCCGTGTCGCTGTCTTCTCCGGGAGAAGAGCGGGGCCGCTCGCGTGTCGCGTGGGCTGCTCAACCACGACGTTGGCGGTAGGGAGCGGCTCCTCGGCCGTGGCGAAATCATCCGCCGGCAGCTCCTCGCGCACGTACAGGCTGCCGAAGGCCTCGGGATACGCCTTGCGCAGCGCCGCCACGCGGGCGCACTTCTCAATCATCGTCATGGGAATCTTGGCCCACAGCGGCGTCTGCTGGACGTAGCCGCTGAAGTCCAGCCACACGACGACGGGCAGCTTTCCGTCGCGCACCACTCGGGCCCAGGCCCCTACCAGCGAGCCCTTGCGCTTGGCCGGATTGAAGCGGTGGACCACCTCACCTTGCCCCTGGTCCAGGGTGATGTCGTCCTCGGCGAACACGGCACTCGCCTGGATGCCCTTGAAGTCCGGGAAGCGCTCGGCCCGGGCGAGCATGCCGGCCTCGGAGGGCTGGAACTCGTGCTTGTTCACCCAGTTGGGGCGCTCGCGGTTACCGATGTTCTGCCGGCGAGCAACGCAGAAGGCTTCTTTGAGGAGCGGGTCCAGCCCGCTGCGCTTGCACTGCTCCATGAAGAGGACAAACTCGTCCTCGCTGATGCCGCGAGGGCAGATGGTCCGCCTCACCAGCGCCCGACGCTCCTCTGCCCACCCGCCCGTGCTCGTCTCTCCGCTCCCGTCCGCCATGGTGCCGCTCCTTCACTCGTAGCTCTCGCCAGCGTCCTGCTCGGCGCGGCGAATCAGTTCGCGCTCTTCAGCGGTGACGTCGTCCACCGCGTCTGTCCATTCGAGGCCCCGCCAGCGATGCGGGCCTTCGTGCATGTCCTCGCGCTCGCAGAGAACCCAGGTCCTGTCCGGGTGCTCCGCGAAGGCGTGACAGAGATGACGACTTGATAGGTTCAATCACGTCAGACTACTTACTGGGTCTGACGTTCAGCCCTGCTCGGCGTTGATGCGTGCGACGCCGTTCTTCCAGTGCGCGGTGCGCGCCCACCACAGCTCGATGCCCAGAACGGCGTACAGCGCGTTCGACGCCGACGACAAATCGTTGAGGGACTTCCGGCACGCCGTCACCGTGCGCTGCAACTCGCGCCACCGGTTCAGCGTGGTGGGCGTCTCGTCGGGCTTGAGCAGCGCGAGCTTGTCCTCCGCGAGGCGCAGTTCCTCCTGTACTGCGGCCTGTCGCTCCGGCAACACGTCGGCTTCGTCCACGCACGCGCGAATCGTGTCCACCTCGCCAGCACGCCACCACGCCTCGAGCGCGCGGAGCCGGGCGCAGAGGTCTTTGAGTTCTCCGAAGGCGCAGCTCATGGCCTGCACTCCTGGTTCCGGGCTGCTTCGCGCTCGTCGCTGACGGCGGTGATGGCCGCGAGGACGCGCTCTCGACCTCGCCGATGTGCCTCTTTGTTGAGCACCGCGACCTCCGCTGAGCTCTCCGGGTACCGAGCGACAGCCGAGCACATGGCGCGGACCAACTCCGCGTCACCCAGCGCCGTAGCGGCGATGTGCTCGATGTCCCCTGGCTCCGGAGGGGAGGTTTCGCCGTTGCGCCGGTAGAGCGCTAGCCGTTCGCCCAGCCACTCAGGCACCGGCCCGGTTCGTGGCGTCACCGCGTGCTGGCTCACCAGCGTCATGCCCAGCTCGGCCCAGCGCTCCTGTGCCGCGAGCAGCGTCGGGAACTCGCCGCATCCTGGGTCGAGAACCCTGGCACCAGTCCAGAGCGCCCAGTGTCTGGTCTCGTCCTCGTGGCGCAGGAAGAGGATGGCGGGCGTCGCCGACAGCGGAGCCCGGCCGGCGCCGGCATGGTCCATTTCCAGGCCATGCGCCTGGAGCACCAACCAGATGCCGCTGTCCCCGGCTCGCCCCCAGCGGCCCATCTCCTCGCAGACCTGGGCCACCGAGCGCGCCGTGAGCATCGCGACGCAGGTCTGTCCGCACGTGCGGTTCGTGGGCTGCGCCTGCCAGGAGAGGGCCTTCATGGGGCCACCGTGCGTGCCAGCGGGTAGCGCTTCCGCCAGACCCGGCGCCACGACGGGTAGCCCAGGCGCCAGGCGAAGCCGATGGCACCCACCCAGCCGAACGCGAAGGCGAGCAGCGCCAGGTCCATCCAGGGGCCACGCGCGCGGAGCTGGGTGGCGCGCGGCGAGCACTCCACCTTCACCGGCTTGTGCCCCTCCGCCTCGGCCTGCTCGCGCTCGCGGGTGGCGATGCTGTCCAGTTCGGCGCCGTCGACCGCGCGAATCAGTGCCACCGCGAGCACCACCACCGTCGTCAGCGCGGCGAACTCGGGCGAGGCCCCCAGCGTGGCGAGAAGGCCGCTGGCTGGAGAAGAGGGCGTGCCCAGCGTCTCGTGGTGCTGGGCCCAGACCGCGCCCAGGAGCGCGGACACGTAGACGGCCCGCTCGACGTGCCACGTCTTGAGCCGGGGGGCGCGCCTGAGCGCATCCGCCACCTCCGACACCGCGCGCTGCGCCCACGGCCCCGGGTCCTCCCTGTCCTCGACAACACGACAAAGCTCCGCCAGCAGCGTCGACATGACGCCCTCCATTACGACGGTGGTGGGTGGAATGCCGGGATGCGCTCCCTGCAGGCGGCCCCGGAGGGCGTGTTGCGCTAGTCCTGAGCCCCGACCCACAGCCACGCCTGGACGAACGCTCCCTCGTCGCTGATGGACACGGGCGCGGTGCTCGGGATTTCGATGACGCCCGCCTCCTCGAACTCATCCTTGGCGCGCGCTCGGTAGTCTTCCGCCTGCGCCTCTTCGGTCGCCGCCTCAATCTGGAGGCCCGCGACGTGCTGCAACTGCTCGTAGAACCCCTCGGGCCAGGACAGGGGCTCTCCGTGGTGTGCCACGGACTTGATCAGCCGCCGAAGCGCCTCGTCGGGGCGATTGGGGGGCCGGCGCGGCTTTTTGAACAGCCGGCCCATCTCCTTCTGAATCTGCTCCTCCGTCATTGACTGCTTCGCCTCGGTCATCGCTGCCCCCGCTGTTGACGCTGCCTCTACCGCGACGTCCTCGCTGGCCACCCAGCTCGCGCCCGCCCAGCACCGCTCTCCCTCCCGGGAGCCCCATCCGTCCGTCGATGATGGCAATAGTGACGGCGTTTTTGACGGCAGTCAATGGTCTTGATTGCCGTCGATAATGACGGCACCGTTGCTGCTGGACGACCACTGATGTAGGAGGATGAGTGCTGACCGCCATGAGAGAGGACCAGGCCGTGCTGGACGACAAACGAGCAGTGCCGATGTCCAAGACGACGTACCGGTTGCCGCAGCCACTCGTGCTCCAGACCGCCGCCATCGCCGAGGCGACGGGGAACAGCCAGAACGAGGTGGCCCACGAGTGGTTCAAGGTCATGAATGCGCAGTGGCTCGCGAACGCGACACCGGACCAGCGCCGGCGATACGAGGAGGCGCTCAAGCGAGGACAGGCGGCGGCACAGCAAGAGGATGAGCCCGAGGCGCCCCCGGCGAAGAAGCCAGCCAAGAAGGGCGGCAAGCCATGAGCGGCCCCTACCACCTGGGGCCGCGTCTGCGTGGGGTGGCAGCTCGCCTCGTCGGGCGCATCCATCTGACTCGCAACAGGGGGCTCGGGCACCCGGCGCTGCTGGTACGCACGGAGCACGATGGGGCCTGTCAGGTGCTCGTCACCGCCTATCCTGGTGAGGTTGTCGCCGAGCACCGCGCCGGCAGGGTAGGGCAGGTCCCTGCCGTGCTCGGCATGGCCGCTAGCGCCTACGCGGCCGCGCTCGAGGACGAGCAAGCCCGAGAGCACCTCGCCTCCCGCCAGCGCATCGACTCGCGCCTGGTGGTGTCCATCACGGTGCTACCGGCGCGCCCCAGCACCATTTCCCGTTGGCTGCCGCATGCAGTCGCCGCGGCGGCCCTCGCATTGCTGGCGTGGCCGTCGGTCGTCGGTCACGCACTGCCTCCACCAGTCGTTGTTGTAGACGTCCCTGCTGTCCGGACGGACCCAGTTTGGGCCAACACGCTGGCGTGGGGCGAGAAGCCAATCGTCGTGGAGCGTCGGGTCATCCCGGACGCTCCAATGAAAGGGCAAGCTCTGCCGCCGTGCTGGGATGATGCTGGCGTCGTCGTGAAGGGCGGATGCTGGTACAAACTCGACTTGAAACCGCCGTGCCCCAAGACGACCGCCGAGCACAGCGGCGGTTGCTACAAGGCGATGCCCGACGAGCGCGGCGGGCCGCCGCCCGTGCCGCCAAACCCCTCAATGCGGGGACGGCGATGAAGTGGCAGAACTGGAGGGAGCACCTCGGTCTCCCGCTTTTTATTGGCACGCTTGTCGCCATCCCTTTCGCAATCCACGTTGTCCGCACAGGGTGGGAGACGTGGACGAAGCCACCGCTCGATCTCTGCCTCGGCGGGCGCACTCCATGGGCATTCACCAAGCAGGATCGGCGCCTGCTGAATTGGGCCCGGGAGACGTACGAGAAGGCGAGAGAGGAGATGCGTGCGCGCCATGCAGCCGAGGCGGGCATGGTGAGTGTCGCGAAAACGAACGGTGACGCCACGGAGGCCGACCTCGTCCGCCTTCAGGGGTATCAGCAGATGGAGTCCACCGAGACGTACGCGCGGCAGCAGGCATACCTGGAGAAATTGTGCCACGACGCCGCGGCGAGGGTTTCGCAATGACACTCCGGGGCGCCCGCCACCGCCGCCAAGCGCAACAGAGTGCGGTCCCGATGACAGCCGCGCGGCGTGACGTCCGCAGTTGCTGCCGAGTTGCGCAGCGTGTGGCATGTGACTGCGCCCACGCGACGGAGTGCGACGAGCACGGTGAGCGTCACGCCGCGCACGCCGACGAACGGTAGCGTAGGTCCGGACTTGACAGAGCCAGCGCGGCGGGCTCATCTTGTCCATGACGTACCCTCTTCGGAAGTCACGGTCAGCCGGAGAGCAAGACGACAACCTCAAGAGCGAAATACGGCCGCTTCGGCGCGTCCGTCACTCGCTCCGGCGCCGGATGATGCTCTGACCGTCATCGTCCGCGCGCCGTCTTTCTGGGTGTCGCGTGCTCGTCCACCTCAACCAGTCCTGTGCAATGACACTGGATGTTTCAGTGTCTCAAGTTGCATCCAGGGTCCATGGTTTCGGACTGCCGCGCCACACAATCGCAGACAGCCCGCAAGTCCTGCGGGACGCCGAATACTCGGACTCCCCGAGTGCGAAGCCTGACGTCAAGCGATTTGAGCCGGCTCGTTTGCTTGTGGGCCCAGTGGCTGCTAGTAGTTTTGTAGGTGGTTGCTGCGAGGCGTCCGCGTCTGTGTTTCAGGCGCGTGTGTCGAGGGTGAGCGGTGGGCAACCACGGTCAAGGACAGGCGGCCCCCTGTCTCAATGGTTGGCACAAACCCTGCTGATGCATTCGGCAGCGAGTCTCGTGGGGGAGTCTCAATGGGTCAGGACGTAAGTACAACTGCAGTCGCTACCGACGACACTGGTGAGTCTCCCCTGTCGTGGTGGTATGCACCAGATTTTGGTGCAATGCTGCGCTCCATGAGCAAGAGCTACTACCCCGTGGAGCAGGACCGCGATAGTGGTCGGGTGCCGCTGACCATTCGCTTGCAGCCCGACCGCCACGAAGATGTCGAGTTGCTGGTTCGGCTGTGGACTGAGCTTGACGCCTCCCTGGGAACGAAGCGCGCGAAGAAGTGGAAGCCGTCTTTGGTCGTCGAGCGGCTCATCGACGTGGGTGTCGATGGGTTCTGGCAGCAGGTGGGAGGACGCCCTGAGACTCAGGAAGGACGAGAGGAATTCATCCGGCGCGCGGTCGCCCGGCTGAAGAAGCAAACGCGAGCGCGCTGATGTGCGTCGCCAGGAGTGCTCAGCAAGAGTGTCTGCGTTCTGTTTTACTGAACGAGTGTTCAATGTCGGCGGAGGGCACATGACGCACGCGAAAACCTGCCCGCTGACTGCCGGGGGGGAAGCCAGAGGGGGGAGTGTCCCCCGTGGGGATGGGCATGGACGACGTACAGGTGCTGTTCGAGCGTCTCCTGAGCGAGGTGAAGGCGCTCCGCGAGGACAGGGAGCGGCCGTTGCCCACCGTGCTCTCGAAGCGGCGAGCGGCGGAGGAGCTTTCAGTCTCCCTTTCGAAGCTCAAGGGGATGATTCGCCAGGGCGCGATTTTGGTGTGCGAGGTCGGTGGGACAACCGGCGTTCCCGCATCGGAGATTCGACGAATCGCTTCGGCAGTGCTCGGCACGAAGGCGCCGCGGGTCCGGCGCCCGCGCCGGTCCTCCCGGACGGGGAGTCCGAAGGAGGAGGCGGCGCTAGTTCGGTCAGTCCTCCGAAGTCGGAAGCAGAGCTAGCCGACGTTCTGTTCGGGCTCCGCGTCCAGGTTCTGCCGCTCGGACGGAACCAGTGTGAGGCGCGGCAGGGGCACCTGGACGGTCGGCACATGGACGTCGGCGTAGAAGCGGTCGGTCGTTCGCTTGTCCTTGTGATTAAGGAAGGCAGAGACGACCGCCGGGAGTCCCCCGAGCTCGATTGCCCACGTCGCCACCGAGTGCCGCATGACGCCGAAGGTGAAGGCGGGCACCTTGGCTGCGGCGCATGCCTCCTTGAGGGACTTGTTCGCCCGCCGAGGCAGGGTGCCCTTCTCACGGAGCCGCGTCGCTGCGGCGAGAACGTTGGGGTCATTCACGGGGGTGCGTGTCATCTCGCCGACCTTGTGCCGAGTCACGAGGACGGCCAGGGTGTCGCCGCGGTGAGCGCGGACAAGTTCGCTCTCCGGGCTCCGAACGAATCGCTCAAGCTCAGTGACGTGCCAGCCGGTGCCTGCGAGTACCGTGAGCATGTCCAGCAGTTCCTGGCCAAGGTGATGGGCAGCGGCGTGGACGTTGGGGAACGGGACTGCCTTCTTCTTCTTCCTCTTCTCGGGGACGGCCTGGGGGACAGGCAGGTCGAGCGTGGGGTCGTCCTTGGAGGTGAGGAGGTGCTTCTCCTTCCGGAGCCACCCGTAGAAGCCCTTGAGCGCGATGATTCGGTGTGGCCGCCCCGTGCGACGGGCCGCCAGGGCGGGCTTGATGTGGTCGCGGAGTGTGACCTGTCGGAGATCTTTCCCGCCAAGGTCTTCAATCCAGTCCGCGAGCCGCGCCGACATCTCCTTGGCGTGCTTGGGGGTCGTGCCCTTCGTGCTCACCTGGTACTCGCGGTACTCCTCGACGAGCTTGGCTGTCATGAGCAACGGCTCGTCAACGGCGTCCCCCTCTGGTGCGTAGGCGAGGGGGTCCGCCTCAAACCGCTCGAGCTGCTTGAGGGCGGCGCGGATGCTGTGGGCCCGGGTCGAAACGTGGAACCGGTGCCCACTCACGCGCCTCTCGATGATGAACAGCGGGCGGCCATCCTGCTGTGGGTGGATGTATCCACCCGCCCAACGTTCTTTCCTACTCAC